TAGGATTATAGTGATATACAAGAACTCCATCATAATCAGTAGCACCAGATGTTACTGTTGTTTCTAGAATTATTAACTGTGTATTCCTTAAATTTGTAGAACTGACAATATCTGTTGCAGTAACACTAAATGTTATTTCTTCAGCACCTGTAACTGTTGCAATGCTTGTGCTTATTACCTCATTAGTTGAATCGTAGAAAGAATCTGTATTTGTAAAAACCCACAATTGAGGGTCCATATTTGGTGCAATTTCAGGGTCTAAAACAGTTGAACCTACATTATATGTAATCACTATTTGGTTATTAGAGATTATGTCAACAACAATAGTTCCTGTAGTATCGGCAGTTCCGGATACCGCAAAGTAATTAGAAGTAATCCTACCTGTTACAGAATCAGTTATATAAACAGAAACTAATCCAACCATATCAGTAGTGCCAACAGGTATACTCCAAAAATAACATTCATTTACCATTCCGCTTGTAGGAGATATATTTGTAATGGTGTATGTTTTAGCGGTAGAATCAACAGAAGTGCTTAAACCACTAGCACCAGAAATAGCCACAAACGAAGGAGATGTAACTGTGGGGGTTATAACCTTATTGGCATATAGATAATGGTCATAATTGTAAGTGCTATGGGTGTCTGATTCTTGGCTAGAAATATCGCTTAATGTAGAGTGGTAAACATCCCCCATAACAGTAGCATCTAATCCAGTTCCCATACCTTCTTGTGAACCAAATTTTACAGTATAATAAGGTGTAGAACTATAATTAACAATAGCTACTATGTTTCCCAAAGGTATTTTTTTAGACTTGTAATTGATTAGAATATTTCCAGCAGGTGCAGCCGTAGCAGTTCTACTAGCCCATTCAAAATTTTCGTTATCCCAATTGTAATAAATAGGACAACCAATTTCAGCACCAGAAGCAGCAAAACTAGAAACAGGTATGTCAATGAATTTTGATTGTATTACGCAATAGTAATAGTACATTGTAGAGATAGCATATTTTACAGCTCCAGAACCAGTTCCAACAATAGTGGTAATTAAAGCAGGGATTTCATTGTAAGCCAAAGCACTACAAGCACTAGTGATTGCTGTTATGCTGTTGTCTTCTATATTCAGAGCAACAAGAGTATTAGTTAATAGACCACTTTCAGTTGTTTTTCCTACTGTTATTAATCCACCCTTTGCCGATGTTTGTGTGAACCAATTATGTCTAGCATCAATACTATCAAAAGGGATATTATCGCCGCCTGCATTGTAAGCAGTTGTAGCTGTATAAGTTACTATTGGGGCGATTGTTAAAATATCTGCTGGTCTAATTGACATCTTTTACCTCTCTTATGTATTTGTACTTGGTGCTGAAGCTCTGTTCTGAATGTAGGTAACGATTTTATCTGTTTCTGTCATCTTTGAATACATCGCACATCCTAGCACTATTGATTTTAAAGAGTTCTTCATATTATTAAAGTGTGATTGTGCTGGCATTATTTCTAACATAGATGAAGGCTTTACATCAACTATTTCAAACATTACAGAATAGGCCCTATATGTACTTTTTTTAGAAACATCAACCCATAACTCTTGACCATCGTCGTCCATAATGTATGATGCTTTATTCACAATGTCATCATTTATTGTGTATAATTCGTATCCAGTTACAGTATGAGTTCCAGTTATTCCGTAGCTTAAAGGCATTAGAATACCAGCAGTTCCAGTAGCACCTGATGTTGTTATTGAACTAGTTATGCCATAGTATATTGTTGGGTCTCCACTTAAAACCAATTTTACCATTACACCATTTGTTTGAAGTGTTGTGTTCATAGTTTGAGGGTGAGGGAAACCAGATACCGCTAGAATTGGACTTGCTGGTTCATTTGTTGTTAATGCGTAATAACCCCATTCTCTAGTTGGTCCGTAAGTTGTGTCAATGTATTCTGGTGTATATACCAAATCTGTCCAACCAGCAGTATAAACAAGTGGGTTTGAAACACCTGCCGTTGCTGTTATAGATTGGTTTATGCAGTATGGGTGATAACTAGCTTTATGTATTACTGTTGGGTGTGTAGCCAATGTTATAGCGGTTGTCCCTCCACTAGTATAATCAATCCCTGCGTATGTGGTTTCTAAATCGGTTTTTGTGGATAGCCCTGTAAATAAGCCAGTCAAATCATTTGTTGTGTCCCAAGCTAATTGCCCAGAAGCCGTACTAGTATCAACAGCACCCAATACAGATATACCACCCTTTTTCAGATTACTCCATTTAAGGCTATAAGGAGGAACATTGGAAATTTTATTGAATGTCCCATTGCCACTTATTTTTAATCTTATCCCACCCATTGGGAATGAAGCAAACATCCAGCCAGTGGTATCAAGAGTTTGCCATTGACCTGTAGCTGCGTATGTCCAAGTAGGGTTTGAAATCATATTTCCGCTAGATGTTTTAGTGTAGATATTTACATTGTTGAATGTAAAAGTATCTGTATCAAATCCGCTATACCCCTCATAAGAGAATAAGCACATTTTTGTTTCCGTTGACACATCGTGAACCATCATAAACAATCCAGCCCAAGGAATAGAATTAGCCCAACCCATTTCAGTTAGCATTTTAGCACTATGCCAAATGTAAATGTTGTCAGCACCAGAGGCTTCTAGTGTAATAGTTTTTGCTGTGCTATCATAAGTTATTCCAGATAGGTCTAGTGATTGTGCATCTTTCCAACTATGCCAACCCAACCTATAACTTCCATTTATACCAGGGACATAAGGGTCATAATTGTATTGTAAAATATAGCTATAAGGTTGTAAATCGTTCCCTAAATATGTATTACTATTTGTTTTAGAAGTTGAGTTTCCAGTCCAAAGATAATCAACATAGACATCGTTCATCCAGCTATTTTCAGTTAAAGCGAACCAGTGATTTGTCAAGTTTGTTCCACTAATAGTCTGTGTCAAAGGAGTAATATGAACAGGGCAATCCGAATTAATCTTTCTTAATTTCATGTTCTTAATCGGGTCGCCAGTTCCAGCTATTGAGGTAACTTCAATACCACTAAAATCCTGTTGGAGTTCTAATGCTGAAGTCATAGCATCTGGAGAAGCCTGATTGTTTGTTAAATCTGAAAGCATTTCAATATAGCTGTTAAATCCATTTGCTGGTGCTATGAATATTTGATTGGTTGAAACTACTCTACCAACAGGAACAATAGCTTTTGTTATATCTGTTGGCGGAGTAACTGTAACATTACCAGAAGTTTCAGAAGCCCAAATAGTTCTCCCAATATCAGTATTGTCAATAGTTAAGCCTGTCGGTGTCGTTTCCCTAACAGTAATATCCCACACACCAGAAACCATAATGTAAGAATATAGAACATCTGAATAAGCCAATATTCCTACTACTATACCTCTGCTATTATATGGTTCATAAGTACCTTCGTATTGTCCTATCAAATCCCCTGATGTAGCTGCTGTAATGACACTAGTTCTTAAAATAGTAGGTCTATATCCAGAATGTGAATCAACCCAAGTTCCACAAGCAGTAACATCTTGTGAGGCTATGTCTAAAAGGTCTTCGTGCTTATTTGCGAATGTAATACCACTACCATACATTTCAGTAGAGTTGAACTTAATCACATAATTGGTATTAGTTTTTGCTACGATTTTTCCTAGTCTAATTTTCTTACCTTCATCATCACCTAGATAAGTTGTTGATGTGACCGTAACAGTAACAGGGAAAGCTGCCATTGTGTATGTTCCCTTATCATAGTAAATATAATCACCTACCATATAGGAGTCATAATTTCTTGACCCAGCGGCAGGTTCATTCCAGGTAGTGTCTTCAAAATAAGTTGTTAATATTGGAATACTTAAAAAGTCAGAAGCCATAACAACAGGGTAATAATAAGTAGTAGGTCCCGTGGCTGTGTATAATGGTAAGGTTTGTTCGTTTAATGTGTAAACTATTCCAATTAAAGAACTTGCAGGTAGTGTTGTTGATACTCCAGACAGTTCAGAAATTATACCACTAACATTAATAGTTACTAGAGAGTAGTTAGTGAGAGCTGATAGAGTTGTGCTATTGCCAATGTAATAGAACCCAAGTTGATTATACAACGAAGAAAACCAATTAGCCCTGTCTTCAAGGTCTGTAAATGGTTTATTGTCATCAGCAGCACTATAACTTTCTGTTGTATATCTAGTAACTGGATATGCGTCATTTATGCTAATGTATTCACTCATTTATTCCTCGCATTCGTTCTCATTTGCATTTCTATTAGTGTGTCTATTACACCTAGGTCGTATTTGTAAAACTTTCTGGCAAATTTTACTATATCATCGTGTTCACAATCTTCTAAAAAGACACCCCAATCCAAATGACCGTATTTTTCTAAAATACCTGGAACAATAGTTGGGTGATTATATAGCAAATACATAAGGGCGGTGTTACCAAAATGACTTTGTGTTGTCAAATCAAGATTTAACTCCTTATGTTTAGATAAAAACAACAAAACAGTCTGTTCATTAATGTCTCCTATACTACCACAACAATATAAGAATGGTGTAAGCCCGTTCCAGCCACTACCCATACTATTCTTTTGTCTTTCACATAAAACATTCACATCTAATTTTAATGAGTCATAGTTATCTAACAATATTTTTGTCAGATTATATCTTTTTTGTTTAACAGTTACTAATAAAGGTGTATCATCAAAATATCCAGCAACACCTAATGGATTATTTATATTAGCACCAAGACCCAACTCAATAGCCTCAATAAATCTAGGAGTATTATTCGCCCTCACAGCGTTTATGAATTTTATTCTTAAATCTAATGTTACATTTTCCATTAGTTATCCTAGATATTAGTGAAATTCAAGGTATAGAAACTCTTGTGTTTATATTCTTTTAGTTTCAAATATCTTATTCTTTCGCACCCAACGCCTTTAATAGCTTTACACACTTCTTCAACTCACGCGCCTTTGCTTCTTTTAGTGCCGTAGAACCGTGTTTAGATTTCTTATTGATGTCCAATTCATCAGGGTAATTCTCTAAAAGCCATTCTGCTATTCCTACACTATTACATATAGCAAATATTAAAGCTGTTCTTCCATCTTCATATATAGCGTCTAGCTTCAATTTAAGATGTTTTCTGTTTTCAACTAACATTTTTACAATTGGGAGTTTATTTGAACCAGAGCAACACATAGACATAAGAACATTAAACCCAGAACCAAGTAAAGCGTCTTGTGTAGCACCTATATCCAATTTCAATTTTTCACAATTCTCTATTAATATTTTAATCATTGTCATTTTATCCATATGACATGCAATGTATAGAGGTGCTACTCGCGCCCCAAAACGAAGTTCTATTTTAGTAGAAAAAGCATTTACATCAGCACCGTTCTCTAGTGCCATAATGAACTTATACATATTGTTTTCATAAATTCCTTCAAATAGCATCTCATTGTATTCAGATGACATATAAACCCCTTTTACTTACTTAAAAACTCACTCTTTGTTTCCATTATTTCTGGAACTAGTTTATCTTTTCCATATTGTTCAAGTAAATAATAAAATAGACTAAAGTAGTTTTTAATCGTATCTTTGTCGTGTCCTCTATTAATTTTTTCCATTAAAATATCGAAGGATTTTTTAATACCTATTGCTGTCATATTGGGCATTACAACCCTTTCAATTTTTTTGGTTAATACTGGTCTCACCCCACCAGCGGATATGTAATCATACATAATTAAATTCATAAATGTCCAATTAGTAACAGTTCTATCATAATCTATTGGCAAGTCAGAACTTAAAAGCCAGTAAGCACATTGATTTAGTGACAATGAATTTTGCGAATATAGTTCCAATGCCAATATGGTATAATCAATGTCAGGACCAAATTCTTCTATATCTTGTTCAATAAGTTTGTTGAAAGTATAAAAAGACACAGATTCGTTCATTGTTAATTTTCTAAAAATGTCTTCCGCTCTAGAATGTGCTGAACTCATAAGAACCTTAACCTCCACCTAATTCTAATACCAAAGCCTTCTGGATAGATTATACCCTTCTCAATGTATTTATAGGCGAACAAGTACTCCTCAATATCTGACATAGAACTCAAATATAACCCAAAATGATAAAAGGGTTCTGATGTGTAAGTACCTGATTCTGTTATCAAATATGAAGGTGGAACAGTTAAAAATTCTCCATAACAATCAATATTTTGTTCTTTATTCGGATTAGATTCTATTGAAGTATAAAATCTTGAAGCTTCTACGACATTAGAGGTAAATTCTCCTGGAAGCAGTATGGTATCAACCCCCTGTGCTGTTTCGTTGGAAATAGAAGCCTTTATGTTGGAAAAAACGGGCTTCTCCCTACCAAACTGACCTAGACAAAGTAGTTTGGCTATTGTTTTTGCTCCTGCTGTTTGAACTTGATTATGGTCAGAGTATAGTAACTTATTGTCTTTTAAGGAGAAAACATCAAATTCACCCCTATAATAGAACTTTTCTTTCATTTGAAATTGGGCTTTTCTCATATCATACCTCAAGCACTTCCGAGATAGAGCGTCCAAATTACTTGTAAAGTCTGCCCAGCGCCCCACGAAATACCCCCACTAACATATTCATAAGCTAAAGCGTTTCCAGTATCTAGCACCAAAGCAAATTCATAATATTTTCCATCTTCACCATCAGAAGTCATGAGGTAATCCAAAAACAATGCTTGGCAAATAATGACTTGCTGCTGTCCCTCTGAACTTGGGGTAGCTAGAAATGATGTTCCAGATAGAACCGTAACATCCCAATCGCTTACATTCCAAGTCTTTCCTTTAGCAGCACCAGGGTCAGTAGCTTGTGGAATGGTTGTCATAATAGAGGCTAGCTTTGGACATACTGCGGTTGTGTTTGTTAAAGCCACAGCAATATCATGACTTCCAGCATATTGAATCTGATTTGACTTTTCATAGATAATTTTCTTTGTATCATTATCTATAACATAAGCACTAAATTTTCCTTTGATTGGCAATTGCGAATTTATCTTCATTTTGATTCTCCTTTTTGTTTTAACAGTTCTAGTATTAGTAAACTCTTTGGGTCATTACCAGAATCTTTTGCCACCCATTTAGCATACATTAGTGGTGTAGCTGGGCAATCTGGCATAGTTCGCCCCCTTCCGTTACCTCTTTTATATGAAATATCAACACCTGCATCAAGAAGCATTTTTACCATATCTACGCCTCTATCTCCAATAGCACACATTATTAAGTCATCCCCATAATGTGATTTTATCTCTAAATCAACTTTTAGTTTGTCCTTATTTTCTATTATAGCCTTCAACAATTTCCTCTGTGGGCTTGACGGAAGTTTGCCATATAAGTAAAAAATAAAAGGTGTAGTATTAGGAAAATTAAAATTCAAATCAACATTTTCTATTTTTGAAATCATATATATAAAAGAAACATTACTGTCAACTAAATCTATTAATTCTTTTTGTTCTTTAGTCATTTCTTTAATCATTTCCTACCCTTTATACTCGTTTTTTAGGTTATGTAAAGCTTCATTTGTTTTTGCCTCCAAATAGTCATATATTTCTTCACCCTTTATGGTAGCACTAGACATTTTTGCGTATGATAAAAGGGTTGTAGGTGAGTTTTGTCCAGGGGCCATTCCACCCCTAATATCTATAAGAGACACACCCTTTTCTACCAATTTATGAACCAAATTTACATCCTGATACCCTATAACATAAAGTAAAAGGTCGTCACCAAAAGATGATTTTTGTCCCAAGTCAATATTGAGAGCATCGGAATGGTCTATTATATCGTTTAATATTTTATATGTTATATCGTCCTTATTGTTAATATAAAATTCATATAACCATATTAAGAATGGCATAGTATAGGTAAAACCACCCCTTCCTTCAACAATAAAATTTAAATCCATCGTTTCTAGCATAGAAATAGCTAACATATATCTATGGTTTGCTATTGCTGAAATAAGATTGTCTTGTTCGTATGTCACAGCTTCTCCTTACGTATCATACAAAGTATATGGAGCAAACACATAGTTCTGTTTATAAACTCTGTCATACATCATAAAGGCATTATCAAACTCCCTAGATGCTTCAGTATCTCCAGACACACACCTTGAACCTCTAAAATTAACATCGTGTAAAAAGCTCCCAACTGTATGTTTTTTAAGAGGATATAAGTCTCCAAACAATGCTTGTCTAACAACAGTAATAGTGTAAATATTTGAGCCAGTTGAAGTTACATCTATTATCTCTATTATCTCACCATTTTCAAACGCCATATAACAACTACCATATAAATCAATATAGTTTTGAATTGGGTATAGGGAAAATACAGTAAGTTCTGTATCATATAATTCGGCTTGTTTCATTAAGATAATTGGCTGTTGCTTAAAGAAAATTTGATAATTAAAAGAAGTTCCCGTCATCCCTGTTGTCATCATAGTAATAGTATTTTCGGTGTTAGTATCTATCAATGAGTAATATGATGTAGTATCACCACTTAATACGATTGGCAACCCTCTTAAAATACCAGTTCCAGTATCAGTAAAATAATAAGGGTTCACACCTGTTATGGTTAGGGTATTGCTAGCAAATGTCCCACCACCAGAAATAGCATTACTGCCACTTGAAACATTATACCAGAACGATGAAATTAATCCAGCATCAAGAGAGGTGATTGTGTTTGTTCCTAATACATATTTTGTTCCTGATACTTGGGTAATCTCATAAGCAACATAGGTAACTAGATATTTGTCTTCGCAAGTTTCTGGTATCTCTGTATTACTCACATCTACGAACGTTCCATTCTTCTCGTTATAAATTCCATACCCACAATGCAATAAAGTTCTTTGCGATGTTATTGATGGTGTTTCTTGATAGACAAGATTATCATAGATATAGAATTTTGTAGGTGTATTTGCTGGCATAGAAGTAAAATGGGTGAAGAATGGTTGAACTACTGTGAAAGCATTTTCTTGAATTCCAGCAACTTTCCAAATATTTTCAATAATAGCGTACATTCCAGTTGCTTCTGCGGCAGGTGTTCCAACTTCTATTTGATTATATACACCACTAGTAAAGCTAGCTCTAGCAGTATTTCCATATAATAGACCAGAAGGTGTCAGCCAAGGCACTAATTCACCTGTTGTAGCATCCCAAATATAAGAAACAAGTTCCCCACCTTTTCCATGATGAGGGTCAAGTTCCTGTGTGTACATATAGATGTCATCTTCACAAAGGTCTTCGCTTCTAGTCTCTGGGAATAGAAACTTTTCATTTGGAGAAGGTGGTATATTTACCAAATAGCTATCACCAAACTCCCACAATACAGTACATAAGTTGGTTACATCGAGCAATCCAGCATCATATACTTCAACTTTGAATAACCCACTTTCACCAACTACTAGATTTGTAGGTGCGGTTACGACTAATGCATAATCACCATTATCAAAGGTTAATGCATTTACTACACTTTCTTCAAGCTCTATTCGAGGTGGAACTCTAATACTTCCATCAGTTATTGGCATTTTCTTCTTCCATTAAATAACTATAGCATTTTGTTCTCATTCAGTAGCCCCTGCAGCCTTTAATAACCCAATGATTTCATATTGGTCAGCTCTATTCTGAAAGGCCGTTCTATTAGCTCTATACAATGGGCCTTTAATTCCACCCAAATTTACATTTAATCCCAATTTCTCCTTATTTTTCAATAACAATTTTACTATTTCAATATGTATTACACCTAATGATAGTGCCGTAAAACCACAACCAGTATATTTATTCACATCTAGTTTTAATTTTTCAGCATTATCAATTATTATTCTTACCATAGTTACTCTATTATTGGCACAAGCTTCCGCAAAAGCCGTTCTTTCGTTTCCGTCTGAATACAAACTATTTACATCTGCCCCGGCTTCTAGTGCTGCGAAAAACCTAGGAATTGAGTTTTCTTCTATAGCTAAATGTAATTCTCTATCAACAGTTCTCATACATCACCCTTTGGAGGATTAAATACCGAAGTGTTATCAGTAGAAGGTGGTGCGTTAGGGTCAGGTTTTGTATTTGGCGTAGGTGCTTTTGGTATTGTTATGTTGATATTGCTTGTATTATTTGGGGTAACATAATTAGCGTTCATATTATCATTTGCGTTATAGTTTCCACGAGCTTTCCATTCTTCTTTGTTTCCATAAGTGTAGATACCAGAAAGGATACCACCAGCACCAAGATAGAAATAATTAACAGTCTGTATAAGAGTTATGTATTCAGCAGTATTGATAAAGTCTATCTTCAATTTGTATTTAGCCGTAAGCAAAGCAAAATAAGCTACAACTTCCAATAAACCTATCCTAAAGAACTGGTTTAAGATATATGAGATAAAGCGTAATTTTCGTTCCCCGATTTGCCAAGCACTAATATCGGGGTCAAAAAGTCTTTTAAACATTGATTTGCTCCTTTGAGATACACAAAGAATCTGCTTTCTGTTTATATTCTTTTAGAGTAGATTATTGGCAGAAAAAGAATATAAACCAAAAGAGGAAACAATGAGACCTCTATTTAAAAAACCTATTTTCAAATAAGGATGAGGACATATAATGGAAATATTACTAGAAAGTAGAATAGAACAAGCGGCTAAAAAATATTCTGGTAAAAATATATCACTTGGGACTATTAAATACCTAGCCACCCTGGACCCCACCCCAACAAAAAAGTATTTGGATAGGATGTGTTTTTGGTATTTAAAAGGAAAACAACAAGATTCAGTACAACAAACTATATTGTTTTTTGAAAGGCTTAAGAATAGTCCAAAACTCAAAGAGAAAGATATTAACAACCCTATATATGATGATATGGAAAAAACAAGGGAAATTTTAGCTGAAGCAACAGGTCTGCCACCAACCCCAGAAGCTTTTATAAAGGAAGGAATCAAAAAATTCAATTCTGTTAATTGGGTTGAGGGTTCTTGTGCCTTTATCCCATTAAGGTCAAAAGAAGAAGCCATTTATTATGGTAGTGTTCAAAGGTTGCTTAAGGATAAAGCCATTACATTGAGTGAAGCTTCAAAATGGTGTATAGCTAGACCCGATAAACATAATATGTTTGCTTCTTATACATTTAGAGGCGATTCAATGTATAGTGCATTTGTGTTTGTCCAATCCTTAACTAAAATAGAGGATTGCGGAGTTTTTGAAATCTCATTTGAAGATGGTTTAGATGTTGTGATATTTTTTTGGGATTCAAATAATGATGATTGGAATTTGGATGATGATTACACTCCTAGTATAAAACGAGTTAAAAAAACAAAACTGTTTTCATACATATTAGAGTTAGTGTTAGAAGAAAATGACTTTTCATATTTAAGGTCGTACATAGAGGCGTTGGATTATAAAGATGTATTAAATAAAGCCATTTTCACAAATTATAAGAAAAAGATTTTAGATGTTACATCTGAATATGCTCTAACTGCTTATGATACAGAAAAAAAGGAGATTATTGAATTTCTAAAACTGTTAGTTTCAGAATGTGGATTTACACAGAGAGCAATAGATAATTTTGTTGCAGAATATATGAGGAGTTGACAATGGATGAGAAAGATATTAAACAACTATTAGCAGAGGCAAAGAATGAGATTCCAGCTAGAGTGTATCATTATTTGCTTATAGGAGTAGGCATTGTAGTTTTGTTTCTCTGTATGACTGGTGGTTATTTTCTTTATACCACTATGCAAGACTACAACAAGAATTTAGAGTTCTACAAAAATAAGATAGAAGGCTATGATAAGCAGATTGCTGAAAATAATAAGAAGCTTGAAGAACTTGACAAAGAACGAAAAGACTTGATGGAAGATGTTGAGGATTACAAAAAGAAGTATGATGATATTGCTTATAACTATGCCAAAATAATTAACCAAGTCAATAAACCTCTTCCACAACCAGAACAGGATAAAGTATTCTATGAGCTTGGATATAAAGAATCTTGGTACCAGCCTGATGGTGGTCGTAGATTTAGTATTGGAAACACCACTAAACTACAAGTAGAATTAACCGAAAGAGGGCAATTTAAAGAACAGAGAGATACGCTCCTCTTAACTAATGATACACTAAATAAGGTATTGCTAACAGATATAAATACCATTACTACATATCAAGATACTGTTAAGAAATTTGATAGTAAAGAAGTTGAATACAAAGCAGAAGTAAAGACATTAAGAGATTCAGCAAAGAAAGAAAAGTATAAGAAGTTCCTTATTGGATTAGGTGTTGGCATCCTTGGCGGTTACGCTGGGGCTGAAATAGCAAACCATTAAAAGGATTTAATATGCCAAATGTTTGTGTAAAGACAGACCAAGACACTTCAGGTAATACAAGTTGGACTCCTAGTGCATTAACAAAATTTACCATAAGTGGAATACCTGTTGCTTTAATGGGAGATACTGGCGGTTCTGCTACAATAACTCAAGGTAGTGTTAAGATATTAGTTGGAGGAAAACCAGTTGCATATATGGGGTGTACTACCTCTGCTGGAACTATGATTTCCACTCAAACTAAAGTTATAGTGAGCATATAATGTTTGACCAAAGCACTAAAATAATAGCTGTAACTAACATATACGAAACAGTTTACACAGATTGGTCTACCGCTTTATTAACCACAAATAATACTGCTTATGTTGAATTTAATAAGAATTTAGATTTGTATATTGGGAGACCTACACCTTTCTACAGAACTTATTTTTGGCTTGAAAGTTACACAGCAACTTTGTCAGGGTTAGTAGTAAAATATTATAAAAATGGAACCACACCTTCTTGGACTACAATAACTGCCGGTCAAATTACAGATACCACTTCTGGATTTAACAATAGTGGAGTTATTTCATTCCCAACATCTTCAGCAACATCTTGGATACCTACAACAGTTTGGACTACAACAAACTACTATTGGCTTAAGCTAACGATAGCTGGAACTGGTCATAGCAATTTCTTAAATGTATTCAATAATATTACAACGGTAGAGAATATAATGCTAGACGGCTTACCACAATTAAGAGTCATACCTTATTATTGCGTTGTAATGCGCCCCAATAAACCAATTATAGGAGATTAAATTATGCCTGTAACTTTATTTACATCAGAAACGGACACATATACTTATCCATTTTCTTGTCCATCAACATATGCCAATTCAATAAAAACAACACTAGAAAATGCTGGTTGGGTTTTGGATTATGAAAGCAATACAGATGAAGAGTTGTATTATTTTGATGCAGTTTCTAGCAAATTGTTGTCTGGAACTTCTACAACTGTTGAGGCAACAGCAGAACCAAAACCTTTATTATATGATTTAAATAGTGGCGATATTGCTTTTTGGAAAGGCGCCGCCACGGGGACAGCTACAGGGCGTCCAGCATCAATATATCTAGGATGCAAAAATAAATTTCATCATGTTATGGCAAAATTAGTAACTGGAACGGCTATAGTTTCTTCGTGCGATACAGACCCTACATATGAATATTTTGATGGTAATACTTGGCAATCTTTAACTAGCGTGATAGACACAACAGTTGGGTGTTCCGCGCTTTCTAGCCCCAACAAAAACTGGTCTATGGTTACCTCTGGAAACATAACTTTTGACGAACCAGCTGGGTGGCAACAAGGACATGGGGGCGAGTTAAGTACATCAAGTGCTTATTATTATATTAAAATTACAAACTACGCCCCAACCAGAGCAATAGGTGCTAGTGATGCAACTAGGTATTTAAATGTTAGATGTTTAGTTCCTCAATCAGTTGCTTCTTCTGCGACACCTAAAAATTTCGTTTCTTCAGCAGTTGCGTCACCTTTTTATCAGATATATCATATGCAGGATGCATACCAAGACACATACCCTATATACATAAAAATAACATACACAACTGATGCGGGTATTAATGGTAGCTTTGGGTTTAATATTGATATTGGAAAAGGTATTTCAGGTACGGCATTAGCAAGTTCTTTTAGCATACCCACTACCGATGTTACTGGATTTGGCAAGACAGCCATAGTAAACTCTGAATACAACATTACATATGTATGGTATATGAATGCTTATTCAAGTGGTATGAATTTTACGCATATTGCTTCTGCTGGAACAAACTGTGTAGGTTTATTGCTTGAACGGGCTAGAGATTTGGCTGGGAATATTATACCTGGAAAAATAATAGCATTGAAATACAACGCTAGTTCTAATGCGAATTCTTCATATTGTTATATTATAGATTATGAGTTTAGCACCAACACAATGACATCATGTTTAAATCTGGCACCGATAACATATGATTATGATAGCGATTTTCCAGGAAAATATACAACAACTTTAGGCTATACATTAGGATTAGGACCGATGTTTTTGGGGAGCAATGGTATGTATGGAGCACCTAGATTAATGATATTTGTTCCTTATGATAGTTTAAGCAAAGGTTCTTCCATATCGGTAAAACAAGACGGTGTAATACGAAGTTTTTATTTACTTTCACAGACAAATACAACAAAGAAGACTCCATATAAATGCTGGATAGCGTTAGCGAGGACTTAAGATGACAACTTATTTTAATAGGACTGGTTCATATACTGTTTCTTCTTACAATGAATTAATAGATATGGTAGACTATTTTGTAGGATTAGGAAAATGGACATATGTATCTAGTGCTGCTAGTGCTTATGCTTTATTTTCTATTAATGATAGCTTTGCAGCTAGCATGCCTTTTTATGTAAAAGTGGCAACTGGAGGTTCTGATAATACTATAATAATTACATTTGGTTCTACGCTATCTGGGGATAATACTAATATTACAAACAAAGGAGTTGGGGTTACACCATATACAATAACTTTAACAGATACGGCAACAGGTGGCACATCGGTAATTGCTTCAGAGCATGTGGTTAATGGATATGACTCTGGCTTATCTATTTTACAAGCAAAAATAAAAATGATGGATAGCTCATCTCGTTATTATGGTGCTACAAATATGTTAAACATAGAACGAGCATATTCATTAGATGGAACTAAAACATCTGATATTATTGCTATAGGTTATACTTGCACTATGACTGGCACTAGTGGAGCGGCAGGGATAGTATTTATGACCACCACACACGCAGATGCGACAGCATTATCAGCAAGTTCAAATATTTTTAATATAATTTCAACACCAACCACAAAAACTAGTCACGAATTTAGTAGACCAGCATATTTTGTGTATGATGAAGCAGCCCCAACTAATGCAACAAAAGGATGGTTGCCACAAAACCCAATGTTCAATCAAGAAACCTTAACAATGCTTATGTGTGGTCCGTTTCCATATTCTGCCACAAAAAAACTTTATAATAATCCTTATTTAATAACTTGTTCAAATGGATACACTGGTGTACGAGCTACCACTTTTTCAGCAGATAACAATTATCCATATTTACTAACAAAAAATGTTAATGTAGACCTTTATGTAAATGGCACAAGCAGGTCTTTTTATGTTCCACAACTTTGTATTGGGAGACCAAACGCAACAGATGAGGTTAGCCAATATGGACACTATTATTTATTTGCCACAGAATAACTAAAGGAGGTTGAAATGCCTTATGGCCCTGAAAATCATTATGGCTTCACCCAAGAAGAAGTGGATACTATTAAGAAGTTCGTCACGATTGCTATTGAGAACAAGATACCTTTAGAACAAATATTTCCTGGAGAAGAAAGGTTAGCACAAGAAGCAGCCTTTCTATATTTACTTTTAACCAACCCAGATGCTAAATGGGTATTTGCTTGCCACCCAGACCCTATTGACTCAAGGGATTTGTATGCTGACCAAGTTATGCTTGAGCCTACTACTGTTATTAAGAGGCAAGTAGATTTAACACCTAAATTTTCAATGATAGAGAACCAAGGTGAGTTGGGTTCTTGCGTAGCACAATCAATAGTAGGTGCTATTGAACTATATGAAAAGACTGATAATACTTTTATTGATAGAAGTAGATTGTATGTATATTACAATGGTAGATTGATTATGGGAACTGTCAATGAAGATAGCGGTATGTATGTAAGAGATGCTTTAAAGGCTTGTCAAAAATATGGAGTATGCGTAGAATCAATTTGGCCTTATGAATTGAAATTATGGAAAACACAACCAACTAAAGAAGCCTATGCTGATGGTGCTAACTTCAAGATTAATAAGTACTTAAAGCTAAATGAAAATGATGTAGCCCAGGCTTGTTCTATGTTAGATAAAGGAGTTCCAGTTATATTTGGGCAATATTGTTTTAATTCAATTACAAGCACAAAGATACTTAATGATGGTATATTGGAAATGCCTAGTTCAGATGAAAAGAACCAAGGAGGACATTGCACAGTATTGGTAGGATATGATTTAGACACTCAATACTTTAAGGTTCGTAATAGTTGGGGAAACGCATGGGGTAAAGGTGGTTACTACTTTATGCCGTTTCAATTCTACCAAGATTATACTTTTAGTCCTTGGGTTATTATGGGATTGGGCTGATGGCGGATAGAGAAGAATTACTCAAAATCATAGAACGGAAAAGTCTAGTTAAGTTCATAGCTTATCTAGAGTCCGGGAAAAAACTAAATGTAGTTGACGACCAATGCTCAAATTTTCCAATAATGGCATATGTTAATAGTGCTGATAATTTGGCTCATTTTTCTATACGATATGCTACTGAATTGGGTATTGATTTGTTTGGTAAATTTTCTGGTTTTACTTGCAACACATCGTCAACATTTAGATACTTTTTGTTTTTGTGTAAGAAGGCTAGCTGTGCTAAACTTATTGCGAGTCAATATAAAAGCGTTGTGGCACAAAATATAGAAACTGATTTCACTTCTTATTTTGGTTATGAGTGTCACTATTTAAATAATCATGCGGGTCTTGACCCTGATAACAATACAGATGTGAGAGTGAATTTGCTTTTCTCTTTAATACCACAACACTTATTAAGGACACGAAACGAAAAATTAGTAAGTTTTTTTGAGTTATTTAAAGATAAGATGTTACCAGACACATATGAGAAATGGACTAAAATATTAATGGGTATAAAAAATGACTGATAGAGAAGCATTAGACGAAGTAATTAGAAGAGATAGCTTATACTATTTAATCACTTATCTAGAGTCTGGGAAAAAGCTATCCGCCTATAATGGTGATTGTAGTAATTTTATGATGAGATTAGGTGGTATAAATGGCGACCCAGACCTTGACTCACCATCAGTAGTTACTCGTTTTATTCTTGAACATCTTACAGAAATTGATACAGGGCTTTTTGATACATTTAAAGTTCGTTGTGCTACTTCTAATGCTTTTAGATTTCTGTTGTTTATATCCACGAGCACTCTAGCCGAACGAATCTGCAATATGTATCCAGATTTGGTTAAGGCTGATATAGATAACCACATAGATACTTATTTGAGGGAATTAACCAATATATTTATAGCTTTAAATAGTAGAGAAGCCTTAAAAAGACGTGATTTGTTCTTTAAGCTTGCTGGAGAAAAGCGTGTTAAAGACCTAATGAATACGGATATGTGGAAAGATTATTATAATGCAAAATTAACATCTAGTGGCTACCGAATATTATATAAGGAGTAACAATGTCAACAGTATCTTGCCTACCCCCATCAAGTGAATTAAGCAGAGGATTTTTAATCTATTTAAGAACCTTGCCTAATTACGCATTAAATTATACCTTTGAAGAATTAAGAGCTATCTTACTGGACTATATAAGGATAAACTACCCTGATTGGACTGACTTTGCTGAATCAAGTTCAGGTATGATGCTAATGGAAATAGTAGCTTATGCCACAGCTATGTTTGGGTATAAAGTAGATTACACAACGAAACAGTTTTACCTTGATTCTGTCAGTTCTCTTGATGTTTATACCAAAATGGCACTATTAACAGGTATAAAGATATCTTTACCTTCTTGTTCTTTCTTATATCAAACAGATAGTAACAACAATTTCATCAATTTAAGGTTTAGTAGGACAGAAAACGATACTTCTGCAATAACAATAGCACCTGGAACTAAATTTACCTTCTCTTCTGGTCAAGATAAGATAAGTTATGAAATATTTGAGGTTAATACCGATTACACTCTGAATTATACCGCATTATTGTCAGATAACCCCACAAATTTCGTTGTAATACCTGCAAATTCTTTAAATTCTGATATGAGTACCTCTGTTGATGCTCCTGTAAGCAAATTTGCTATAGTAGAAGGCAGAAGTGTACCAGAAACCTTCTATTCTAACGGCAAACCTAACCAAAAATTCCAACTTTCTTCGTTTCCTGTGTGCCAAGACCCACTTTCTGGGTTTAGGGTAGGTATAACAGTCCAGAATAGTCAGACTGGCTTGCTTGAAACAGACTGGAAAGAGGTTGATTCACTAATATATAGTACAACTACCGATAAACACTTTGAGTTGGAATGGGATGGCAGTTTCAAAATGACCATCAAATTCGGCAATTCTGCGTTTGGGGTGATACCTCCTATGGGTTCGGCTATTAAAGTCGTTTATAGGGTAGGTGGCGGAGCCCACAAGAGCATTCGTAAGGGGTCTCTGAAGATAGCTGTCCCTGCCTATAGGAACGGTTCTTTTAGAACTAACGCTTTATTAGAAAACTTTATCCAGACATTTGGCGGTTCTGAAGGAGACACTCTAGAAAAGGCTAAATACTACCACCCATTCAAGATAAGGTCTCAAAACAGATTAGTTTCTGGTGAGGACTTTGCTTATTTTGCTAGTAATTTCAGCGGTATAGCGAAAGCCAAAGCCTATTTAGTAGATAATGATGCCACTGGAAATCTAATAAAACTCCTTATAGTTAATTATCAATCAACTGAAGAAGGTTATTTAAGACCTATTCGTGGAACTGAAAACACAAAATTAAGGAATTCGTTAGATTATAACATTATACAGGCCATAAATTACAACAGTTCTACTGAAACAACTTCAATAAGATTGCTTTATCCTTTAGCAAGGGTTAATGAAACAAACGATTTCTACGTTGCTAACAGAAATGAGTTAAAGAAAAATGGAACTTCAAACGAAACTCCTTTGGATTATGTGTCAATGATTAGTGCCAAAGGGGTTAGTAAGGAATTTGATATGGTCTTAACTCCTGTTAATGATGAATATTTGGATATTACTATACCAGAAGATGTTACTAATATCTTTTCTTCTGGAGATGTTGTAGGCTGTTATGTTATGAACGACCCTAACTATATGCTACAACTATCTTCTGACGCCCCCGAAACCTTTAATTATGAAGGTTTAGATGTTGGTAAATTGGGAACATTAGAGTGGCCTGGGGGAACAGATAATTTTGCTATAGTGCAGATGGATAACGAGTTACTGCAAGTAGCTTCAACTCCTTATTATAAGAAAACTACAGACTCTAGTGGTAACATTACTTATGAAACTAGTTATGATGCTTATAAATATTTGAACATTATAAGCAGAGGGTATCAGAATACGCAAATCTCATCTCACTTGGAAGATTCAATTATAAACCTTGGAGGTGTTAGACCTGACCTTTACAGAGCTATTGATAAGTATAAAGTAGGAGTAAACGAAACTCTTATCCTTGAAGGTGATATTCTCCCTGTGTATATGCTATTGAAAATAAAAGTTTCAAGCTATTCCAACTACAACTTATTGATGGATAAAATTAGACTTTCAATTGAAGATTACTTTAACCTTACAAATACTCGTTGGGGTCTTGGTAAGGACATGGAAATTTCCCCTTTAATTTCGGCAATACAAGGACATCAAGAAGTTAAGTCTATCCTATATGAACATGCAACACAATACATTATTAATTCAACCAACCCAAGTCTTTCAAACTATATCCCAATCTCTGTTGAAGAAGACATTACAGGTGTTCCAGATACACACATCATTGGATTGCTTCCTTACAAAGCAGCAATAGCACCTCTTAACCAAGTTCTTTCAACAGACCAAACTATGACATACTACTTAAAGACTGATATAGCTGCTAACAATGAAGTAGAGTCTATTACACTAGACGACCAATATAACTCTGATTTAAGCCTGCTTCCAGAACAAGGTATTATCAGAATAGAGAATGAATTTATTGCTTACCAAAAGAAGATAAGTAATGTGCTTTATGGTATTACAAGGAACATTTATTCTTCTGGTTCTACAACATCCCCTAGAGCGTATTTAGTATCCGAAGCAAGCCCCATTTATGTTTGTCCAAATATTCTCATTCTTCTTATAACTACTACGGAGAACTCTTAATGAAGAAAACAGAAGTTGAATTATTTGACGCAATAATGGAGAAAAGTCCAAGTGCTTTTCTAAAGTTAATCACCTATCTTGAACTTGGTGGTGATGTTAATGCTCAAAACGAATATGATTTTAGAAATACTATATTGACTAGCACGATAAAATACCAAGTATATAAGCTCATATTTTTTTTATTAAAGCATAAGGAAGAATTGAAGTTAGATGTAAACAAAGAATCTGTTGGTCAATGTACACCATTGGAAATGTTATTGGCTGGTAGGACTGAAAACCCAGATGGACTAGCTGTTCTCTCATTATTGTTGGAAGCTGGTGCGATTGTAAGACAACAAGATGCTGATTATGCTAATAGTTATCTCCCACAAAGGATTTCAAGCTTGGTAATAAAATATTATAGGCCAACGGAATGACAGAAGAACATAAGGCTTTACAAGACAAAATACAAAAAAACATATTACAGGGGCTTCCTTGTTTAGTGGATGTAATTACTTATATAGAAAATGGCGGAGATGTAAATTTTTCACTTCCGAATGATTGGGGTAACACATTGCTTACAACTTGTATAAAACATCAGTATTATGATATAGTTATGTTGTTATTGCGTAATGCCAAAGAGCTTAAGCTAAATGTAAACAAGAAATCTCTTGATGGTGCAACATCTATAAGTATGTTGGTTGGGAAACGAGGGGTCAACAAAGATGACGAGAATCTTATTTTTAAGATAGCAAAAATGATGTTCAATTTAGGTTGTAATGTTAATGTAAAAAATAGGAGTGGTTCAGGGCCTTTAACTTTCGCTATTTGGAATATGAATGTAGAGATGGTTAGATTATTACTTGAAAATGGTGCTGTTGTGGAAGAAGAGGATTATAATTCTTTGGACGAGCTGAAAAATCACATTAATTACTTCCCAATTAGAAATTTGTTAGATAAATACGCAGGGGTAGACGAATGAAACAATACATAGTAGAATCCGCAATTGTAAAAAATGCTATTAAGAAGTTTAACCTAACTCCTAGAGAAATTAGTTTATATGAGGACCTGGACCCAACTGGTATTCAGCATAAATATTTTGCTAGGATTGCTGAATGGCATAAAACGCAAAAGATTGAAATGGACAATATAACTGATTTCATAAAAGTATTGGAACAAAACAAGAACAACCCAAAGCTTTTAGTTAAAGATATAAGCAACAAAATGTATTCTGATTTCAAGACAGCAGAACAAAAAATTCTTGAACAGCTTAACAAATTTAAAAGTCCTGCTGATTTTGTGGGTATTGGACTTAAGAAATTTCCATCTGAAGCAAAGTTGTTATTTGAAACAAAAGATTATTACTTTATAGACCTGTTTAAGCCTGAAGCTGCTATCTTTTTTGGGCAACCACAAAGGGAATATGCTAAAAAGTCTAGTGATAAAAAGGTTAGTGCTTTTTGTATTGGTATTCCTGATGTTGATAGAAATTGGTTTTATGAATATGTTCAAGACCAAGACGAACATTTGATTCTATGTCAAAACAAAAAAGACCTTTATACTATGTATTTTATTAACATATCTAGCGATGAAAGTGTTTTATTCTTTGATAGAAATAACTATGTTGATGGTGTGGATAATTTGGAAGAAGTGCCAGAACAAGTATACGCATTTTTAGCGGCAAAATTTCCAATGGAATTTTATTATCTTCTTGTGCATTATTTACCTGTTATTATTATTGAAAATATTGTTAAAACCGCTAAAACCAATGGGGTAGACATACCTAATATGAAGGTTGGTAGTCAACCACTATTAACAAAGTTAGTTATAACAAACACAAATAGTTGGGCACTTTCAATAATGCTGAAAAACGGTGGCGATGTAAATACAAAATATGAAGGTAAGACATTGTTGGATTGGGTAATATATCAGGGTTATGATAACCTTATTGACATTTTAATAAACAATGGGGCTAAACTCACAAAATACGGAAAAGAACATGCATCAGTAAGGCAACGTAATATAATACTTAAAGCAAGGAAATAATAGATGAATGCAATAGAAATTACTCAAAAGAATTTTACTCTTGTTTATCATAAAAGCAACATTATGGCTGTGTTGTATGAAGAAGATATAGAAAAGCTTCCAGCAACAGGTTACTTAAAAATGTATGATGAAGAGATGTATTATTCAGAAAAGTATGTTCTATACTCTGAACTTGATGCCACAGATGAATATGCTTGGCGTATGATACCAGGGACAACTGGATATGCCCCAATCTGTTATTTCAAAGTAGAAGGAGATTTTGTTCCAGTTACTTATTTGACTGATGACTTTGTAAATGGTGACACAATCATTTATACAGATACTTCAAATATGCCTGTTGATTTTGTAGCCTTAATAGGTGCTGAAATCTATAGGGTTCAGAAGATTAGCAGATATAGTCTTGAAGTTATTTACCCTACTTATGTCACACCTCCTTATGACTTCCTTAATAACAGTATGACATATTTTTCTTCTGCAAGTGTGTCAATTCACGAACATACGCAGAACACAGCAGAAGCAACTTGGACTATTGACTTTGCCTACAATCAATATTTCGGTCTTACTATAACGGATTTCTATGGTAAAGAATTGTCTGCTACATATACGATTGTTGATAACACTACAACTTTTGATGTTGTATTTACTTCGCCACAAAGCGGAGTATTAAATGTCCTTACTAACCACACTTGGAAAACTGGTTGTCCTGTAAGTGTTTACGCATATTCACCAGCATATGAACCATTTACTACTTCTGGTGAAACAGAAATGCCTTTACAGACAATTTCATATAATGATGATTTTGGGAAATACTATAAGTTCAAGAAACAAATGTTTAGGTATATCCCTTCAATCTATAAAGAAACAGATAACTACCAACACCTAAATGGCTTTTGGGATAGCGTAACAACTTTCTATCAAGGCGTATATACAGATGGGGATTTATTAGCACTAATTGATTATTTAGAATGTCCTGATGGTTGGCTTCCTTACTTGTTAAGAAATTTGGGTTGGAGTACTTTAACTCAAAACTCTGAAATATGGCGTTGGCAAGCTAGATATTTATTCCCATTACTTAAACTAAAAGGAAGAGTATCAAGCCTAAAATCTACATTAAGATTGCTTGAAGTTGATTTTGATTATAAGGAGAAGTGGAGAAGCGAAACAAGTGAATTAATAGAATGTTTACCAGAACCAGACTCTAATGTAAATGCGAATTATGAAGTATCTTTAACAACACCAGTCACATTAACTTTAGACGACACAACCCCATACAACAAAGCTACAATAGACCAACCACTTGATATAGACATAATAAATTATTATTTACAAGATTCAAGAAAGCAATTAATTGATTTAACAAGTGCTACACCTTCTGGGACTGAAACTATACTAACATATAATACTGCTGAAACAATAGATGGAACTGCAACGATAGCAACTTTTAGACCATTCTATTTTGATGATATTGTCCTTGAATTGGATTATAATGACTACAAGATATATGGAAAGAATTTGGCATTGACCTATCCTTGGGCTAAAGATGTGTTTATAGCACCCAATATGCCAATGATTGGAGTATTTACTAAATATGGAGATGTTCTAGATACCACAATTTCAAACTTAACATTGGATAGCAATTTCTATGTTCCAATAAAACCCACAGCTACATTACAAGTTACAACTGCTACTGGTGGAAACATAGTGGCTGGTAGTTATAGATTTGGGTATATGGTTATGTATGCAAGTGGTGGTATATCAGAACTAATACAATCAGCAACTATTACTGCTGCTAGTAATTTCTCTGCTACATTGACTGTAACTGCAAATGCCGATTGGGATAAAGTAATGTTTTTCAGAACTCCAAATAATAGTGGTGCTGAATTTTATAGGATTATGTCAACAGGAACAACAGTAGTTCCAATGATACCTAAAAACGAAACTATGGTTATAACCGCAACTTGTAATGCCGCCGGAGATTCTTCTACCGTTACTGAAGTTGATTTTAAAACAGGAATTCTAGGAGTTCATTCAACAGCAGCATCAAGTTATGATACTACTTACATACCTTATTTCCAATTATCACAATCAGACAGACTTTCACCAACACATAGGATTTTGGATTATAAACCTTGTGATGGTAAGACAGTATTATTTGTAGCACCAGAAATAGATAATGATGCTTGGGGTGATAGTCTTTGGGAAGGTTCAAGTGCCACAATAAGTTCGGTAGATTATACTGTTACAAAGTCTTATAAATCAAGCTATTACGATACATCACAAGCAACAGGTATTACTACTTATGAGGCAAACAATTTTAGCTTAACATCAAGAAATGGAACATATACTATTACAGCAGAAAACGGGCTATACAAACTCGTAACAGATGTTAGTGCTTATCCGGTTTCTATGGATGTATATGTTAATGGTGCTAATACTACTTACAGCTTTACAGCACCTTCTTCAGCATCAAACATAGTAACTCTATCTGGTGTTGTTAATGGTCTTGGTATAGGTAAAAACGCCTATGTCCATATCATAAGCAAAACCAATGATTCTGGCACAGTTGATTTTAATAGATATGTTAAAATAGATACTACCACAGCCACGGGTAATTTCAGTATTGATGTGGAAGATGCTAATGTGTATACCTTACAATGTTTTGTCTACCCAACACAAACGAATTATTATAGCTTTATCATAGATGGAACTCCACAGCCCGCACCTATAACAGTCAATACAAATACAGATAAAGGAGTAACTATAACAGCTAATGTTTTGACTAGTGCAGCTTCTGGTGTAATCTCTGTTGTTGACGCTAGTGCCAATCCAATAGAAAATGTTGATTTGGTTTCAGAGTTATCACATTATAATACAGATGATGTTGTTGGTGTTTTTAGGACAAATACTAGCGGATTAGCCAATTTCACATTAAATCCTGGGGCTTATACTTTTAAGGCTGTTAAGAATGGCTATAAGTTCACATATCCAGCAACAACAAGTAGCTATGTTATAACGACAACAGGGACTATGGAAGCCACAGCAGGGGATACTTACACAATAGGAACAACAGCCGCAACAGGAACTCTTACGACTACATTAAGTGGAACAGTAGCATTTTTCACAGTAGTTGGAATTCCTAGTGTTTCTGGTAATTTAATTAGAATATCTGGAACTGGAACAGCAACCGCAGGCTATGATACAATAAGTCCTAGCCCTACAACTATAACACCTTTAGCTCTTACGAAAACTATCACCAGTATTGGAACAACCCAAACATTTGTAATAACAGCTACAGTAGATACATCTAGTTATATCGTAACTGGTGAGATACTTAAGGATAGTGTTGTTCTTTCATCTGCAAATATGTATAATGGGTCTGTAATAGAAATTTCAGGTTCATATATTGATGTTGAACCAAATACTACAATAGAATTTAACAATGTCTATGATGGCGTATTGTCATTTAGAAGCAATCAGTCTGCTGTCTATTATTGCGATATTGAAGATTATTGGGGTATGAACAAATGGAAGAATGGATATTTTGTAGATACTTCCGATTCATATACTATGATTAAGAACTCATATTTGAATATGGTAAATCTACAAAAGAACTACGGCACAACTTCTTTCTCTGGAAGCATTTACTTAAAAGTTCCAGCAGAAGGAGATTGCTTGTTTGTAGATAAGGACGGCTTCTATAATAGAAAGTGGTATGGAAAACTTGGAGGATTGACTAGGATTCCTGTTACAATTAATGAACCGAAACAATGTCTTGGTGTATTCTCTATATTAGGAGAAGTTCTATATGTGAACTCAATAGAACAAGGTATTTTCAAGAATATTTCAGTTTTTGTTAATGATGTAGACCTATTTGCTAGTGGTACATTTGGTTCATTGAGTAAGCTACATACTAGTATGTCCACCACAATAGACCTTATCTCTTATTTAATAGCAGGAGAGAACATAATAAAGGTGGTCTTATTCCCGAAATACCAAGGAGAATATCAAGTTATGCAACAAGTATTTGTGTTGGAGATATAAGTGAAAATAAAGGAGTATAAGTATAACTTATACGATTTACACGAAGCCATTATTAATAATAACATATATAAGTTTATTATGTGTGTTGAAAGTGGTATAAATGTTAATGAATATGGTTTACAGTTTGGCCAGCCAATACTTGTTTCTTGTATAGACAGATACAGAACCAAATTTGCTATGTTATTGATAGATAGTGCTGACAAATTAAAGTTAGCTGTCAACCAAAGAACTCTTGGAGGCAATACCGTATTAAGTTGGTCGTTGTACAAAGCTAACTTGGAATTCACTTTGTACTTGTTAAATAACGCTAAAAGAATAGGATTAAATGTTAATAATGTAAGCAATGATGTGAATGCAACTCCTTTAGATATTATGTATCACGATTTACCAGCAGGGTGGAGAGAACATGATATTGAACAAGTTAGGGAGAAATTGGTAGAACTCGGTGCTAAAAGAAAAAAAGAGTTGAAAAAATGAAACTAGAAGAGAGATTTCTAAAAGCAATTAACGATGGTAATTTCTACGAATTTATTTGCTGTATTGAAGAAGGGGTTAATGTAAACTACAAACGAACGGTCAATGATTATCCCCCACTCCTAGTATGTATGAGTTACCAACCTGGTATTCAGGATAAAATGGCAGATATCCTTATAAGAAACGCAGATACTTTAAAGACCAACTTGGCTTATGTAACTAAAGCTGGTAATAGTGTTTTATATTTATCTGTATCTTGGAACAAACATAAGAATACTCTTACTTTGTTAAATATGGCAAAAGAACATAACATAAATATAAACATAAACCATATATCAAAAGAATCGTTTGAGACTATTTTAGGGCGAGTAAATAGAGTATTGAATAACATCAAAAATACTCAACATAGTGATATAGCACCTCTTGAAAAAATTAAGGCAAAATTACTTGAATTAGGGGCAAAGTAATATAATTTGAAAGGATAAATAATGCCTGTTGATGCATTACAAGCAAAATATTTTAAATGGATTAACCAAGATGCTGAATTCCCCAAAAGAGGAGTTCTGTATCGTGGTGTAATAGTTGACAATGTAGACCCAGACAAGTTTGGGCGTGTTAAGGTGCTTATTGAGGGTTTAACGCCATCTATAGCTCCAGACAAGCAATCGGTATGGGCTTGGACAATGAATGCCTTTGGTGGAGGTCAGGAGAGCGGTAAAAAGTATGGTTCTTACCTACCTTATCCTACTGGTGCAAAAGTATTCGTTTTATTTGAACCTTCGGTAAATGCCAATGACAATGCTGTAATAATTGGTGGGTGGTATCAGCAAGATACTAAATCTATTGAGGCTTATGACAGATATGAAGGAGATGGTGTAGTTCCTAATGCTTGGGGTTGGCAGACTCCAAACGGTCATATAATACAATGCAGAGAAGAAAAAGACCATTATCAAATAGAGTTAAGAACCCCAGGTAATCGTAAGGTTATAATCTCTGACCAGAAAGACGAAGAACTTATTACTTGTTGTGGTGCTAAAGGCAATGAAATCACTATTTACGAAGGGCAAAAGGGTTGTAGAATCCAAGCACTTGATAAACATGGTAATACAATCCTTATGGATGCCGAAAATGACAATATTACTATTATGTGTAAAGAGACTTTAACATTAATGGCAAAGAACATATTTATGACAGCTAAAGAAGATATTACTGCCATAGCCACGCAAGATTGTTCTATCACAGGAACTCAAAATTCAACAGTTCAAGGTATGGTTCAAACTATGGTAGGAAATGAATCTTGTATGACCTCTATTGAAGGCACTACAATTACTGACACCGCCACCACTTCAATAACAATGACAACCCCTCTATTAACCATAACTGCCCCAACCATTAAAATTACTGGTATGGCTACACTTACAGGAAGTTTGAGTATAATATAATGGCAACCCAATTCTCTTTCGGCTACCCCCTTTACAATGAAGCTTTAGTAGAAGCTACTAGAGTTTCTTCTGATACTTTTATCCCTGTAATAACAACTGATATTCGCATAATACTTAAATGGATTGATAAATATGATAATAAAATAGGATATATCAGATTGTACCCAAACCCTTCTGGGGATATTTTAGTTGAAGAAGGTGAAGAACAGTCTAGTGTTTTGTATGATGATGCCATTTATAGAATGTTTGTTACAGATGATGGAAAACAAACAAGAAACTTTTTAAGACAAGTCAATATTGAGAGGAATGTATCGGAAGGTGGAAATACCGTTAAACTTATTATTTATGACCCTCAAGGTAGATTACTAGATTGTTCTTTAATGAATGTCTATATGAACGCTTTAAAAAATGGTGATAAAGCTAGCGTGATGATGAGTATGGTTTATGGTTGGCAAAGTAGTGACCCAACTTATCTAGATACTTACGGGGCACCTTTAGGCGATGATTTGACTTTGTTTGATTTAACAGTAGATGTTGAATATTTTGGTGCTACTTATACCTTTACTTTTGTAGATTCAGTTTCTACTAAAATGAACACAACAATAAGTTGTTGGCAATTAGCACCGCCAGATTCACAAAACCAATCTGGAACTGATAGTGCTAGTGGAGATATAACATTCCCTCAAGCATTAATAGAAGCTTGGAAAATGCAACATAAAGCTGGTAATGATATATTTGGAAAAAGTGGGAAGTATTATTTAATTACAGATAATACAAATGAGACATTTTTGCCACAATCTGCCTATAACGGAGATACTACTGTTTGGAAAGGCAAAGCTAAAAGTTTTGCTGACTGGAACCCCGGAACAGCACCATTTAAGTCTTGGATTTGTGACAAAGTAAAAACAGATTATCCAACAGAAGAAAAGGTAAAATATGAATTCAAAGAAATGACTGTTGGTAGTCGTATGACTGGTAGCCCTACTGATTATCTTGTTTTTGATGGGGAGAGTTGGGTACAGATGACAACCATTGCGGACACAGATGCTTTTAAAATACGAATCGGTGAAGAGGATAAAAAAAGTTTTCGTGTTCCCAAGAATTCAACTTTTTGTGCTATTACAGTTGCCCCTGAAGAAACTGCTATAAGTTCTGATACTATCCCAGGTAAGCAAGAAGTAATAAAATACTTCATATATGCCACTCCAATAAGAAGTCCACACGCTACAGTAATTAGATTTGATTTAGATTCTAATAATGTGTTCGGACTATATGTGGCTAGAGGCGGCCCTCAAAATATACCAAAACAAAAGATACCAGAAACAGATTTACCGAAAGAAAATTCTACAACAACAGGAACGCAACAAATTGCTGGAGAAGGTGGTGCTGCTTGTAAACCATTACCTAAAACAGATTCACCAGCAAATCCAGAAGACACTACTAATGAAGCGCAGGCGGATTCTGTTAAGTCCGTAGATAGTGTAGCTATGTTAGGTATTGGTGGAAATTTAGAAGTTCTTGGAGACCCCGACTTATGCACTATGATAGGAACAGTTATCGCTATTGATTTTGATGAATACTCACCAGCGTTATTGCCTTGGATAAGAGGGATATATATGATTAATGGTATATCAGAAACATTGAATGAAGGTATGTGGACACATCAATTAAAGGTTTTAAAAATTGCCAATTTAGGTCCTGATGATGGATGTGTAGGACCAGAACTGCAAACAAGTTCAAGTGGTATTAAGTTTAATTCAACCACGGGTTTAGTTGAAACACCATCTTCCATAAGTGTTGACATTATTCCTAGAAAGCAAGCTTTAACCTTCTTAAAGATAACTAATTACCTTGAATGGTTATTGGGTGCTTTGGGTATCGCCGCCATTTTTGGAAATTTGATTGGTGGTATTATAAGCGAATTAAGTAGTATTTATAGTGGTGTTCTAGGTCTATTCTCTAATGAGGAACTAGCAAATATTTCAAATACAATACAGACTAATGCTGGTGGTAAGTCTTATGATAACCCACAAAATCTAGGGGCTAATACCTCACAGAATTCCATACAACAATACTACAATTCACAGACACAAACAACAAAAGAAATCCTAACCAATTACTGCGAAAATTTCTCTAAAATGGATGACATAGAAGATGTGCAAGCTAGGAAAGATGTAGCTTTGTTAGCCACTAAATTTGGCGGTGATATGGTTAGAAGCCAAGTATTAGAAATGGCTTCAGCAGGGGAAGAGATTACACTTGAAACAGTCAAAGAAAAGATAGCTTCAAATCGCAAATGGTATAGAACAGGTGATAAGAACTTTGCTGTTAATGTTAAGAACTTCTCCATAAAGAAGCTAAATATCAATAGCACAGCCGATTTTGAAAAACAGTCTAAAAGTTAGCTCTCATTTTTCTTAACATAGCCTTGTGGTCATCGTCAAGGTGTAATCCATCTATGACAGCATTTGTTATTTCTGGCACATCAAATACCTTCATTGCTATTGCATCAAAATCAGTTCTTGGTGATAATGCCGTTTTAACATCATCAATATTAGTACTAGCGTCGTTCCTAGCTATACAACAAATCACAGCACAATCAACATAAAATGCTTTGTTAGGCAATCCATCAGTAGCCTTTCTATATGTCTGTTTAACATCAGCCTTCTCCATAAGGTAATTCATCAATTCATCATCCACCACTTTTTGTCCTCTTATCAACTGGAATATTGACATACAATCATCAAAGCTAACAGAAACATAGAGTTCTAAAGCTAGCATTTTTTCCATAACTAGTTCATTGTTATTGCCATACACAGCCATAAACACATCGCTTCTTATTGGGGTTGCTAACACTATACTAAAACCTTCTGGTGTTTGTGCCCATTCTATAAAAGATGTTTTCAAATCCCCAGAAACAGAACAAGCTGTGTTAGATGTTTGCTTAAGTCTTAAATCTGAACCCATTTGATAATGACAATTCTCAATCTCGTTTTCCTTGTTTACAATCATAAATGAAAAATATTCTTGTGAAATATCTGGCAAGCTACCAGCATGCTTTTTAAATATCAAATTGTTTGAAGTAGCCAACCTATAAACATACAGATTCTCATTTGTTTCCTTAAATATCACATTACCCTTTAATGTTTCCTTAATGGCTTCGTTATAGCTTTTTTGTGCTGATTCTCTTACAGCCTTTTCAACAGCACCCTTTTCTTTGATAATTTCTATAATTTCTGGTGCTGTTTTTGTTCGTAATAATTGTGCAAACATTGAACTTTTTTCTGTGTCTGAATCATATGAGAAACTAAATTCTTTGAATATCTCTGGTAAGAAGCTATCAAGACCTTTAATGAGTTCTATATTATCAAGATATGGTCGGATGGTGTGATGTACGGCATAGCCTTGATGCTTAATTCCAGCCGTTGCAAGCAAATTAATGGTGTCATCTATAGAACTTTGTGTACTATACATAATGTAATATAACACAGTATTAATTACTGTAGTATCAGAATATGTTATAATCCAATCCGCATATTTTATCACTCTATAAGTATTCCTATCACCAGAAGTAAGTAATATACCGCTGAATTTTGAGTTTTTAATTAATACATTCAATTTCTCTGCTTGTGTTAATACAAATTCTTCATATTTTTTAAGGTTTTTTTCTAGTGTTCCGACTAAAGTTCCAGTGCCAGGGACAAAAGCACTAATTAGAGGGCAAGAAGAATTCCTTATTGAACCACCACATATACTCATCAAAATAGGATATGTTTTTTCAAAATCAAAGTTATTTAATGCATTTATGTATTCTGGATTATAGTAGTTTGTCCAAAAATTGTGTAAATATGTATTAATCATAGGCATAAAAAAACGGGATATTTTCTGTTTAGCTTTATCTCCACTATACTCACAATTGAAAATGAAGTTATTGTTATATGCTTTTATTAACTCCTCTTTTTTGCTTAAGAACAGGTCAATAACTTCTTTCGTTAGTATTAGACTGTGAACCTTAAAGGCAAATAACAATTCTTTTTCAGCACCAGCAATAGCCTTCAATAATGTTTTCTTTGTCTCTACATCTGGGAAAGACATAGCAATACCAACAAACAATTTTGCTTGTTCTAATTCTTCAACAGTACTTGCTAGCAATAAGGAACTATCAAGTCTATTTATTGTCCCTAAAAATTTTAATATTTTTTCTTCTTCAACTAGTATCTTTTTTAAGTTCAAGAAGACCTCTAGAGCAACATAATAGTCTTCTATATCCAAACTATTATTTTGTAAATCTATTAGTGTAGCAATAAATTCAGGTGAAAACTCTCTCAAGAACGGCATTAAATAAACTGATTCCCCTGGAATACCGCTAGAATAGATTATAGCATTAGCCAATTCTTGCTCTTTTAATGCTAACACATTGTCAATATTAAAGAAGCTACAGTTACTACTAAACCTAAAGGAAATAGTGCCGGGGATTAAACTCAAAGAACCAACAATCTTTTCTGCAACAACTTTAGCCCTTTTATATGTATTAACTGTTATATATTCCATAGGACTATTGTTTAATGTTGTATTTAAAACTGATGAGGCTGTGGTGGTCATTCCTAATATTTCTTTACAAGCAATTGCAAAACAACTCCCATTACTTTTAGTTAAACCTGCTTGCATCAAACGCCTTGTTACATCTGTGGGGAACTCTTTTTGTTCAGCACCAAAGATAACATATATCCTTCTCATCATATCTTTATCGTAAGTATATCCAAAATGGTCTGGGTCTAAACAATAATTGAATTCTTTTATTTGTTGTGGTGTCAAAACATTCAACAAATCTCTCATATCCTCATAAGGAACATCATGGTAATTTCTTGCTATATGAGAAAATATCTTATAATTATCTGAAGTTTGTGGGAATAAACAAAAGAAATATAAGGCGTCATTAATCATACTTGTACTTGAAAATACTGTTCCTAGTTTCTCTTTCATAGAATCAATCATTGAAATATCAAGTGCTTTAATAACTTCTGGGGTTAAAGGCTTTCCTCTAAACAAATCTTTTCTTATAATCTCAAGTATAATGTTTTCATAGTCATTGTTTGGGGTTGTTTCTTTAGCCCAAGTCTTAAAAAGTATCCTTGGATTTTCTAGAACAGCTTCAAATAAAGAAATTAACAAGTCAACATTAAGTCCTCTAACCATAAAACGACCACTATCATCAATAAATTTATCCCTTCTACCCTCCCCAATAAGTTTATTATAAAGTAAAACCGCTTTAGGTAGATTAGTTTTATCACTCTTGTCTATATATGGTAGAACAAAACTGTAAAAGTCTTTTAAGTTATCTACAGGTATTTGAGTTTCTGGGCTAGCTATAAGGTCATCATAGGTAATATCTTGGTTTAATTTAATGTGTCCAGCAGGTCTATTAGTAAGTTGCTGTTTCATATCATTAGTAAGGTTTTTACACTTATAAATCATTTCAAAATACGCCATTACTGGTTTGTCTAAAGTATAATCGCCATAACCAGCAGACATCCATAAGAAATATCTTTCTATCTTGGGATGTGCCGAAATTCTATTGATTATGTTTCTAGAAGATGTCCACGCACCAGAGTTTAATGTTGCATTAAAATCTTTTAATTTTGCTTTTTGTTCATCCGTCAAACCAAGTTGATATTTGTCATTTAGGACATTTAGTAATACATCAAAATCACTTTTGATTTCCATACCACCAATAACTTTCCAAGAGATGAAATCTATAATCATACGATAAGCATACCTTTTTTGTTCCGCAAATATTTTCACTATCCTTTCGTCGTCAAATGCCATCTTCATTATACCAGGTTCTTGTTCATCAGGAAAACCACTACCAGGGTAATTATGGACATTATGCCTACGGAAACTACCATCAGAATGAAGAATATAGATACAGCTTTTTTTGAAAGTGGTCTTATATTGAACTAGGAAATATAACCCATCTGAACCCCTCTGTCCGTCAAAGAAGCCTCTAGTATTAGGCTGTCCTATACACCAACCATTATTTGTGCTAGGAGTGTGAATTGATAGTAAATAGTCAGTATAAAGCCTTGGGTAATAACAAAGGTCGGTAGAGGCATCATATGACCCTATATAGAACACGAAGTAATCGGCTGTTTCTGTGAGTTTAAAGGCATCTTTAGGGTGTCTTGCCAATATCTTCTCAAACTCTTTCGGTATATTAAGCCTATCAAACCATTTTGGTAGGTTCTCAATGACTTCTTTTACTGCATCTAGGAACTCATATTTCTTTGAGTATATATCTCTATCTGCAATATTCTTAATGTTCTCATCAAACTTGATTAGGTTGTCAATAATATCCTTTAGCTTTTCTCTATCAACTTTATGCCATTTTACAATTCTGCCAATATACTTTTGCATATATGGTTGTTTAGCTATTATATCATCATAAATAGCTTTTTCATCAGCAGTAACGCCAAATTTAGCATACCATTCTTTAAGAGACGCTTCGGTAATAAGTTTTCTTACCATTCTTTAATTCCTTCCAAGCCCAAAAGCATTTTAATGACGCCTTTATTATGGGTATTTGTATCTTCGTTACCCGGGAGAACCAAGTTATCTATTGAATCTAAAATGGGAGGTTTAAGGTCAAACATATCCTTTATTATACTTCTACCGTCCATAGTAAGAAAACTAGGCCTTAAGTAGTTATAATAGTTATCAAACGCAGTTCTAGTTCGTATGTCTATGCCGTTTTTAATGCCCAACAGTATAGCAAGACAACAAACAAACCAATAGAGTGTTTTTTTAGAAGACTCCATATTTGGCTTATAATATTGACTACCACCTAGCATAGTGTCAATGTGTCCACTTGGGGCATCACTTCTAGTTACCAATCCTTCTAAATAGTCCATTAGCATTTTATTTATTTCGAGTTCTCCACTTTTGTAGTACATAGAAATATACAGAGCAATTTTGTTAGCCATATCAATCATAAAGTTGTTGTTAAGACTATTGGAGAAGATAAATTTACATATTCTTTCTTTTGTTGCCAAGTCGTTAGGGTATATAGCACTAATATAAGAAGGGTAACCTGCTGAAATCAACTTCTTAATGATATGTTCTTGACTTAACATATGTTTGAACTCTTTAATCAAAGGCTGAAGGTCTATTGGGTCTATTGTGCTTCCAGCAGGCAAGGTAATAACATGGTTTTCCAAAATAGCATATACGCTTTTATTTGGTAAACTTTTGTGTATTGCAACAAGATTTATTTTATCTCTTGTTGAAGGGTGTGTGATAAGTGGATTAAGCGTTTTGAAGGCAATACCATAGATAAAATCATCTGTTTCACTTATTACTGTTATACCCCCAAGCCAACTAGGTAATATAATTTTTCTATAATTTGTAATATCAATAATATCATCAAATGTGTTATTAGCAATAGCTTCTTTTATCTCTTCAGTAGTCAAATGCTGTAACAAAGAGAAAAGTTTAGAATAGTCATAGTTAGTTTTTTCCACAAGAATTGGCATAATGTCATTAATTTTTATTATGGATTCGGTAGTTACATCACCAGAAAAGATAAGCGGTAGAAAGGCATAACTAGGGTGCTTTAATTGTGGAAGAAGTTTTTCAACAATTGGCATCCAAGATGTAGAATAAGAATTTGCGTGTATATTTTTAATGATGGTTGTAGTTACTTTATCGTTTTCCCAGGTGTCTAATAGAAATTTACCATATTTTAATACCCTAGAAGCCCCAGAAGACCCATCATTTGAATAATTTGTCACACCCAACTTTTTAAACATCTCTCTGATTGGCATTACGGATTCTAAATAATTTAAGGCATTTTCTATTGCAGATTTTGCCTTCTCGTCCCCAGCATTCCAAAGATTCCCACCATTATAGAAACTTTGTAGCCAACCAGCAAAAGCGTTTGGTTTAACAAATTCTGGTGCCATACGGTCTAGGCGTTCAAAATCCATACTGAAAAATAAGCTAATATGTTCAGTTAGCCAAATATAATTAGAATTTGTTTTATACACCATATTTAACCAAAAAGCGTTTACGGCATTAAAGTTTATCGGAGATAGCTTCAAAAAGTTGCTTTTTTTAACTTCAGTTCTGAACAATCCAATAGTTTTTAATGCTTCTGTAATAACCGAATTGTTTAGTTCTGAAATGCCTGACAATTTCATATATCTAGCCACTTCAACATATATATCTTCTGTTTCTGAAAAAAAGGCTTCCATATTCTCATAACTAGCTGTTAAATTAAACATACCATATCTAGATAGTTTTTCCATTTGCTCTATAGTTTTCAAGTGAATCATATTAGTGCTAATAGAATGGCTACTCATAAACTCAATCATTTTTTCTTCTGTGCCCAACAAACCCTTTAATTTGTTAAGTAAAGGTCCAACATGGTTTATATTTGAGATTCGTGGTAGGCTTTTCAAGAATGCTAGTATTAATCTTCTAGAGTATTTTAAAGCTACATCTTTGGTCTCATCATTTTCTTGTTGATTTGATAGATAAGGTGATAACAAAAATAGATTTGTTAATTGGTATTCTGAATACATTGAGAGGGTTTCATATGACATAGACCTAAAAAATTCTGTCTGATAGTTTAATGTCAAACCACTAGATTGAACATAAAAAATTGCATTAAGAAATTTCTCATAGTTGGCTAGAATCTTTTTAAAATTGGCAGTTCCTTCTGCTGGTTTGAACATCATAATAGGTTGGTCAAATATGTTAGGGAGTAGTGTAACCTCTTTCTGTTTTGGAAAAAATGGCACATTCCTTAACAAGCCTCTACTGAAAGAAAAATATTCATTACCATAGCTATTTATTGTCCAGCGCACACAACTAATTTGTAACTCTGGGGATAAAAAGCTTATATCAGATTTGAATAAACAACCCAAACAATAAGCAATTCCATTATCCATAGAATAGCCTGTTGATTCAAATGCTTTGTTAAACTCCCGTATTTGTTCTGGTGGGAATTTTAATAATCCTGTGATAAATTCTTCTTCCCCCTGTCCACCAATAAAACCTGTGTTGTAAAGAAATTTATGTGCTTCTTTTAGTATTGTTATAATTTTAGGGTATTTAAGTGTAAGATATCTAATTGCAGATTGAGATAGTCCATATTGTACAATTATATCTATATTTGCTTTTTCATTTACTTGTTTTAATACTTCCAAATCGGCGGCCATTACTTGTTCTTTTGTTAGTTTCCAAGTGCTTAACGAACCTATCTTCAATATCTCTAATATTTTAGTTTCATATTCTGTAGAAGGAACTAGCTTATCTAACATAGTATCAACATTTGCTTCTTTTTTCAATAAAAGATTAAACGCTTGTAGCAATAACCCAACAGTAAATTTGCTAAATTTACTGATACTACCAAGAATTGCAGAAACGAAGGAAGGATTTGTTTTAATAAATTCAAGTAATCCAATAAGTTCTTCTTTTTTGTACTCTGAAAATTCAAGTCCAGCACTCGCATAAAACCAATTAAAAATCTCATTTCTCATTAAAGTTGGCGTAGTAGCCTCAATAAACTCTGATAGCAAATCACCAGGGAACAAAGAATCAAGGTCATCTATATTTAAGGGGTATATAAGATATGAAAATCTATACCACATATCAGGGGCACCACCATCTGGAGCTCTTGCTATTTTTTTCTTAACTGAAAATGGAACTTTTGAATTATACAATAGCTTACTCAAATTACGACTTACTAGTAGGCCCTGGCCTTGCATTGTTGCTGACACTCTAACCCAATGCCAATAATCTTCTTTAGTAGGGGCTTCACTCATATAATTCAAAACAGTTGTAGCAGAGATACTAAACCTTCTTTTTAATAGGTCTAATTCTTCCCCATTAAGTTGAATATTGTGCTTCTTCAAAACAGCATCTAATAACAAATTCTTATCTGAAGATACTTCCATTCCAGCTAAAACAAAAGAAGACACAAAACTTATTGGTATTGAGTTACCCACTTTATTTCTAGCATCCCACAGTTTATTTACCATAGGGTCTGCTTTTATAATCTGATAAACACCATCACAAATAGTACCAGCATCAGTATTGTATGCGTGGTTCATAATGTCTGTTCTAGTAAACCCACTTCTATTTGCATAATAAATGGTGCTTTTATCGTATGTATCTTTAAACATTACAATAAAGCACAAATTGCCACCATCGTGATAACCATTATAGTTACTTTCATTAGCACCAATACACCAAGGTGAGCCTCCTAGACGACCCGTTACTTTTCTTGGTTCTGTACAGAAATACACACTAGCTGGAAAAGAACCTATATAAATAAGCCAAAAATTATCTGTTTCTTTAACAAGGTAAGTTGTTGTGCTGAATTGGTTTAGCCCATTTTCAACATTTTCTCTGATAGGATTTGATGCTACTCGTTTTGTGGTCATAAAGTTTTTAACAGCAGCCCTATACGAATACAAATCTGGGTAAGCCTTCTCGTCTAAAAAGTCCTTATGTTCAACCTTATCCTTGTAGTTTTCAAATGTATTAAATACATCAAGAACAAAATCTGCTTCTTCCCCATCTTGTTTGACGAATTTGACAATTTGTGGCATATACTTCTGCATAAATTTTTGCTTCTCAATGACCTTATTAAAATAGGTTTTTTCATCGTCAGTCAAGTTGTATTTGGTATAAACATCCCTTAATCTAGCTTCGGTAATAAGTTTTTTTACCATTGTTCTATACCTTCTAAATTCATAAGAGTTTTTAATGCATGCTTGTTACTTGATGATATTTCTAACTTCTCTATTGAAGTTAGTAACGGAACTCGCAAATTGAATATCTGTTTAATTGTATCCTTTAAATCAAATGTCAAACTAGCCATTTTTAATTGTGAAAGGACTGGTGTCCATCCACTTATTTTTGCGACATCAATATTGTTTTTAACACCAAACACACAAGCCAACCCTGCTATATACCAGAACCTTGTTTTTTTCTCTTTTGAAATGGTTGGCATATAGTAATTATATGCATTTAGAAGGCTACCCAAAAACCCTGCATTAAGATTCGCCTCTATAAAATCTACCAATAACTTATTAACCGTAATACCACTAGAATCCCCATAAAACATAACATATACCTGTATTTTCCTGCCAAGTCCTTTCATTGAATTATCCCAAGTAGATAAAATATGAGATACTACTTTATCTATTTCTTGACTATTATCTGGAACTAAATGTTTGATTAATTCAATGCGACCACTATACTTATCGTCATTAAACTTATCAAAAAACTTTACATCAGAAATACTAGCCTTAAATTTTTCAATAACAATATTAACATCACTAGATTTTCTACCCTTACTCCTATTAGGTAAAACAAACCTATGATTTTTTAAAATTACTACAATAGATTTTGATTTAATAGTTTTATGTAAAGCCACCAACGATACTTCTGTGTTTGAATAGGTTGCAATACCAACCTCTGGTATAGCATTTATAGCTATTCCGTAATGATAATCGCCATCTTCCGCAAATTGGAGTAAATCATACAAGCAATTTGGTAAGGTTATGTGTATGTATTCTTGGTTTGACAAGAGTTCTTCTAGTGTATTGTTCTGTGAAGCTTCTGCTATATCAGATATGTTTATTTTACCCAACAAATTTTGTAGTTTTGCATAATCCCATTTAAGTATTGTCATAATCGCTGGCATATATTCATCTAAACTTTTTAGTACTTCTGCCTTTATTACTCCGTGTAGCATATGTAACATAGCATATCCGGGGTGTTTTAAGTTAAGGCTCGCCACTTTAGCAAATTTTTTATCTATAGTAGGGGTATCATATACACCATCAAAAAGGATTTTCCCTATCTCCAAGGTTTCGCTAAAAGCTAAAATGTAATCAATATTGGTATAAAGTCTTTTAACCCCACCATCTTGACGTTTTAATGTTTCCATTCGGGTTAATTGCTTTGCTAATGCTATTAGTTTAGGTAATTTGAATGCCATTTCTTGTAATTTAGTTATTGATGTTACCGCAGCAGGAGAACCAACAGTAGGCATACTACTGCTATATGAAGAAGTCCTACCAACAGCATACGCCATCCAATTCCATAAATTGTTTTGCTTTGCTAGGTCTAATGGTTCTATTAAATTCTTAAAATCCATAGAAAGGAATAGCTTAATAGTTTCAACATTAGACAGACCACCACCATGATAAACATTATAAGAAAACATATTATAGGCTTGTTGGACTAACGAATTTGGGAAATCCTTAAAAGTACTAGTTTTGAACGCTTCTTCAAAAACCGATTTATGCCTTAAAATTGCATCTATTACTCCATTATCTAAAGTGCCATATTGAAAAGCTAAAAGATACTTTATAAGCCCAGAACTCCACTCTTTTGTTTCGGCTAGGAATTTTTCAAACTTTTCTTTATTTGCAGCTATAAGGAACGCACCAAACTTACCAAGTGTTTCCAGAGCTTCAAGAGAATCACAATCAGCTATAACATCATTAACCACATTTGATTTTAAGTATTCTAACATTTTTTCTTCTGTTTTCAATAGTTTTTTTAAATTGAAAAATATTAGACCTACTTTATTAATATCTTTTATCTTTGGGTTAGATGCTACAAATGCAGCAACTACTTCATTAGAAAACATATATATGACTTCTTGAGTAGTTTCGTTGTCTGGGCTAAATGAAAGATAATTTGTTAGCATATACATATTTGTAAGTTGCTGGTCTGTATACATTTGCAACATTTCAAAAGTTAAATTATTACCCCAAGTTCTTGAACTTGGTCTAACATCATGACTTGAAGCATAACGCACAGCATCTTGAAATCTATTATATTGTTGTATTATTTTTTTGAAGTTAGCTGTTCCTTCAATAGGTCTAAATATTCTAGGGTAAAAATTTATAGCGTTACTCATAGGGTTTTTAACTGCTGGGTCTGTAAATAACTGTTGTAAAGGGCCGTTAATCCAAGAAAAATAACCATTACCATAGTTGTTAATAGCGTGTTTAAAGATTGTGTATATCTGTTTTTCATCCAAAAATGAGGCATCTGCTTTATAAGCTTCCATAAACGATTCTACTAATGCCGTATCAGTAGTGTACCCAATATCGGTAAGTATTTTCTCAAACAAATCTCTATAAGATTGAGGTATAGAAACATAAAATTTAACAAATTTATCTCTAGTTTCTGCGGTAATATTGTAGAAATTCTTAAATGTTTGAGCATAATTGTGTTCCGATAATAGTATTGGGAGTAACTCTGGATATGTAAACACATACAATTTCAAATACTCTATACTATAACCTTTCTTTAGGGTTGCACGATTCTTTTCTATCTCTGCGACAGCCTCTATGCTACCGTTTACTAAATTTTCTTGTGTCATCTCCCAAGCAGGTAAACCCATAGAATTATATGCTATAATTTTTGTTTCATAATCTGTTTCTGGAACTAATTTTTTTAGTATATCGGATATTTTAACCTTTTTTTCTAACAGTTGTAGTGTTTGAAGCATTAAATTTGCTGTAAAATGGGCAAGATGGGCATTAGCATCATGAAATATACTATTAGCTGTAGCTGGGGAACGAAGAAGTTTTGGGTGGGCAACAGCGAATCTTATGAAATCAATAAGTTTTTCTTCCTTTGTATCAAAATTAAGTTGTGACAATAGTTCTAAAGTGTTATTATTGTCTTTCTTGTACTCGTTGAATAGTGTGGCAACGGTTGCTTCGTCAAGAAAATCATCAACTTTAATGTCACCAAGTTTGCTCATTAATGTCCCAAACGAATACATTAAATGTGTTCCATAATTTGACCCTGCTTTCACCAAGTCTACTTTCAATTTGAATGGTAGTTTTGAATCATACAATTTAGCACTACCCTTACAATAAATGTCATAATACTCTGGCCAAATACCAGCATAAGCTATCCAATAAAAAAACCCTTTATTACTAGGACAAGATGATATTCTTGATAGAACTGTTTGTGGACTTTTCTTTATTTCCTCCCATTCATCTTTTGTTAAAGTTATTCCTTCTTTTTCTATTAGCGTTTCAATTGTTTTCATAGAATCTGTCCCAACAGGAATACCAGATATAACAAAAAATGATACATCTTTTATAGCAAGACTAGGCTGCGCCCTTCTAACCTCCCAAATCTTTTTCACCATTTCATTTTCTCTGATTACCTTAAGGACACCATGCCAGGGACCTTCATCATAATGCATTGTGTTCATAATATCTGTTCTTTCAAGAGCGGTAGCACTAGCATAGAAAATGGTGCTTTTCATATATCCATCTTTGGGTTGAATCAAAAAACACGATTTGTAATCACGATGGTAGTTATTGTAATTGCCTTCTTGGGCTCCAATACACCAAGGAGGTCCACCGAGTTTTGATGTCTGTTTTCTAGGTTCTTCACAGAAATAAACACTAGCTGGAAACGACCCAATATAAATAACCCAATATTCGTCTGTTTCAGAAACTAGAAATGTTGTTGTTGAAAACTGTTTTAATCCATTCTCAATTCGTTCAACAACACTAGGGTTTACTCCACCAATTACAGCTGCTTTTTTCTCTCTTTGTGCTACTTTTATTGCTTGTCTAAAGTCTAAAAGCGTAGAATAATATTTAGCATCCATAAAGTCTTTATGTGGGACAACATCTTTGTATTTTTCAAACAGATTGAATATCTCAAAGACTACACTTGGGGCATACCCATCCTCTTTGATGAATTTTATTATGTGTGGCATATATTTTTGTAAATGTCTTTGTTTTTCAATGATTTGGTTAAAATACAGTTTTTCTTCATCTGTTAGCTTATATTGTTCATATACATCTCTCAATTTAGCTTCAGAAAGCAATATTCTAACAGGAATGTCTGCCTCTATTAATTTGACCATAATTGACCCCTTTTTTTCTTATATTTCAAGGTAAATAACCATTTATCTTATATTCTATTCTAATTCGGAAAAGAATATAAAGTAAAGCCCGGTTCAAGAAATTGACACCAAAACTCGTGAAGGAGACTTATGAAGGTTTTAATCAAGACATTCAAAGGTAGCGAAAGCGATGTAACGGAAGAGATTAACGAAATTTTGGAAAATTGTCAAGGAAGGTGGGGTTCGGTAAATGATGTTAAAACAATTTCAGCAACAAGGGACAACAAAACAGGGATTATTGAAATAACATTATTGATACAATATGAAGGTTCTGCTATATTGAATGACCGTAAAGAATATAAACAAAAGGAGTGATAAGTGCCAAATAGCATTTTAATACCTTTCAAAAAATCTATGACCGATGGATATTTTCAAGGCACAGATAGAAGTTCTGTTGAAGGTATGTATGTCAATATTTATCAGCTACTTATGACTGTTCCAGGTGAAAGAGTAGGATACCCAGAGTTCGGTATAGGCATAAGAAGTTACTTGTTTGCCCCATCAACAGACCTAGTAATCCAAGAAATTCGTAATATAATAACCTTACAAATGAAAAAATATCTGTCATATTTAGCTGTGGATTCTTTGTACATAACATTCAGTCCAGTTGGTGATACAGAAGATTACAATGTAAAAATGATAATTGTTATGAATGTAAGGAATACTGAAACCTCAACCGACCAACAGTTCTTATTCAATTTCTCAAGCAATAATGTGATGTAAAATGCCAATAGAAAATGTAATAGAAAAACTAACGGAAGCTGTTGAGAAAAATAGCTTAAGACAATTATATGAATTACTAGATAATGGTGTTTCTGCTAACACTTATGTTACTAATAGATATAGCGATGATGAAATTCCTTTGTTAGCCCATATGCTCAACGAAAATAGAATTGATATGGCTAGGTTTATGCTTAATAATGCAAAAGACCTAAAGCTAAATTTAAAGGCTAAAACAAAAAATTATAGGAATACTATAATACATTTTGCTATGTGGGCTAGAATTACTGATAGGGTGTTATTGCAAAAATTAATTGATGGTGGTTGTAGTGCTGATTATGGTAATAAAAATGGCATCACACCTTTAATGTGTGCTTGTGATATGGGTGATTTTGATAATGTGGAATTTCTAATAAAACTAGGGGCGGACCCTTATAGAGCATGTAATTGGAATCTGACTAGTTTTGGGTTTGCTAAAGGGCCAGATAAAGAAAAAATTATACGATTTATGGAAAAACATAAGGTTACTGAATGATTGTAGAAAAATCAATAAACAATAAAGACTTAAAATTAGAGTGGTCGGTAGAACAAGATACTATTACAACTTTAGAAGAACTATATGCAAAACAAGAAGTATCTAGCAATTCGGTAGATGTTCTATTCTTTGTAAATGATAGAGTTGTTGGTAAAGCTGAAATAGAAGACCTAACCATATTGGCTAGTTCCATTGTATTTGACCTTAATTTAGAGGCAGTTCCGATAGTATTTTGGGTAAGCGTATTGGTAACTGCCAAGAACACTAAAATTAACAAACAAGTTCAAACAAACCCAAGAGAAAATACACTAGTTCTTACCGAAGAAAAGAAGAAGATTAATCTAAAGGGAAAGTATTTAACCTGCGGATTACAAGAGAAGACAGCTAAAATTGAACCAGAATTTGAATGGATTGGAGATTTGAATAATGGTGTAACTCTTTTAATGACAACAGATTTGATTACTACATGGAAGCAATTCAAGCCGTTTTATTGGGAAGACACATTCATTTTAACCATAACATTTGAGGATTATATCTTTAGTTCCTCAAAGTTTCAGATATTAGAACTTTTTTATGACACAATGTTCTCTGGTTGTTATTGTATTAAACATCACGGAGATTTTACAGGGGTAACTAGAGGAACAACACCTAAATGTGCCTTTGAAGCCCCTACTGCTGTATTAACCAAAGTGGCTACATCTACTGCATATACATATACTTACATCGTTGTTGCTGTTACAGCTAGACGACTAATCATATCCCAAGAAGTTCAAATCCCATCTGCTCCGCCTCTAGGAGATAATGATTATGTTACCTTGACCTGGACAGCGGTTAGCGATGCTATAGAGTACAGAATATACAGAATAACTTCAACTGGTAATACAATTACTAGTGGTTTAATAGGTATAGTTGAAATAGTACCTCCAGCTACAGAACCCGCATTAACATACACGGATACGCAGCCAGATTATGTCTATGTATTTGAGTCTACTGATGCTATAACACATCATGCATATCTAAAAGCTAGGAAGTATAGATGGAAACTGACCGTAACATTACCTAATTTGGAAATAGAAACTAGAACAGGTATTGTAACGGTAAGGGAGAGTTAAGTGGCTGACCTTAATTTTGAATTAAGAAGTTCTGTAGTACATAATAACTTTTTTACATTTGTTCAGCTTCTTGAACAGGGTGCTAATATAAATGCTTATGATAATTTATATTATATGGTAGAGTATTATAGATATGATATGCTTAAACTTGTTTTGTCTTGTGCTAAAGAACTGAAGATTGATGTTAATACTAGAATAGGACAACATACCCCATTTTCCCTTGCTTTATTTAATAAAAGACTTAATATGGTAAGACTATTTTTAGCATATGCTAAAAGTACAAAACTTGATGTAAACTTTTTGGTGTCTTATAGTTGGCTTTCTCCACGGGGTTACAAAAGTTATAAAAAAACACCTTTAGATATGGCAGAAACATTGGAAAAATCAGGTAGAAATGTAAAAGATATTATTGAAAAACTAAAGGCATTAGGGGCAAAACATTATGGAGAATAAATGGTAGATAGCATTAATAACCCAGGTATCTTTCAATCTTATACTGTAGGTATCAAAAATGAGGGTGAAGGCTATGACGCTTCTTATCAATGGAAAGGAAGCGAAGAACAGACTACCTATGACTTCATACTAGGGCTTAACTCAAGGGGTGTTAAAAACGCTTATAGTGGCTTTTTAGAGGTATATGATGGTATGCTCAAGAAGTGGTTTAAGGGTTTTGAGATATTAGATGCCGCTAATCAAGATGTAATACCAGTTACAAATATCACCTACGGAGTTCCAGAAAGGTTATTTTCAGCCAATCAGAAGGAAGGCGTAGGCAATATGATGGGTAGAATAAATCTACCTGCTATCTCTTTTGTAAGAACTGACAGCACTAGGGTTGTAAATCGTGGTCCGACTTTGGCTATTTCCCATAAAAGAAGGGTGTGGTTTGATGACCTAACGAAGAAATTTGTTGAGAGTAAAGGTGTCCATAAACAGATGGACTTGAAATATACAGTTAATTTTTGGACTAAATATCAGCAAGAATTGCAAATGCTTACTGAACAATTTCTCCTTCCATTTCAGCCAGATTTTTACTTTTCTATTTACGCCCCACAGATAGATTTTGCCGAAGTGATACGATGCCATTTTGATAATACAATAGCACAAACAAGTCTAATAGCAGCAGCAGATACAGAAAGAATGGTTAGAGCTTCTGCAACTTTTACGCTTGAGGCTTATTTACCAACCCTACCCTCAAGAGTGGAAAAGTCTATTACTTCTGTTTTCTTGCAAAAAAAAGCTTCGGAAGCAGTAGCTAGTTCTACCACCACAACCGAAGAATTAAGAGAACTTGTAACTATTGAAAAATTATATACTCATGAACAAGATACGGCATCTACTACTTGGACTATAGCTTATGCACCGACCACAACACAGCATTTGGTTGTTTGGGATGCAAATAGTGATGTAGTTCCAGAAGCTAATTATACATTGACAAACTATGTCACATACTTTACCTTAACATTTACAGAGGCAACAGCAGGTAAGGTAGATATTATGACAGAAATCATCACTTACGGATAATCATTTAAATATCCATTTGTCAAAATATTTCTGAAATATAACACCAATATTGTAGGCATCATCAAATCCATTGTGTGGAGTTCCTGAAAATTTAATACCTTCTAATTCCATAGCTTTACCTAAACCACACTTTTCAAGACCTTTCATTTCCATGTACTGATGCTTTACACTAATGTGGTTTTTAAGCCAATCAGCATCTATGCCGTGTAATTTGCAATCCATTTTAAGTTGTCTTTTGTCATACCAACCCCAAGAACACAGCCAACCCCCACCAACCCAAGACCTAAAGCGTTCTATGACTTCTTTGCCGTTTTTAGCATTGTCAACAGTTTCTTGCGTTATGTGAGTTAATTCCTTACAAAAGTCTGATAGAATAGGGTTTAATGTTGGTTTAATATAAACATCAAACACATCAATAACTTCACCCTTGTCGTTGAATTTAACTGCACCTATTTCAATAGTTTCCATATCTTTTTTATATGGTTCTTCTTTCCAACATGTAGCCTCTAAATCAAAAACTATATAATTCATCTATTCCTCCTTAAAAAACCTAAAGATAGCTTCTAATATTTTTTCCCACCAAACTTTCGGAAACACTAGATTTACCATATTTTCGTGACCTCGTTCCGCTTCTTCCCATGTACTATAGCGTTCAGCATATGAATCAAACTTACCTCCAAATACCATAGTTTCAAATAGTATTGGTTTGGCTGCATCTATTCCGTGATTAAGTCCTAAAAAAACCGTACTAACAACTATATCATTTTTCTCTGTTTTTGCCACTCTTCTGCGTAAATGGTTTGAAAACCATTCAAGATATTTTGTTCTATCTTCACAAACAACAGGTACTTTACCCTCTAGAATATACATTTTCATAAAATCCATCACATTAACTCCTATGAATTTCCGCAATTTTTAATGCTAAAGATGCAACTTGTATGGCTTCTTTATATATCTCTTCTTTGGGCTTTCCTCTATAATAATGTTCTGAAACTGCTTGTGCTAATTCACCTGTTTCTTCTGTCAACCAAGTAATCCACTCAAAGGGTGAACAGCTTTGAACTCCCCACTTATCAATTTGTCTACTGTTCTCTCTTTTTATGTCTTCTATTAAATTAGCTAAATTTTTCAATTGTTCATCTGTTATTGTAGTCACTACAACCTCCTACTTATTAAAACAAATACATAATAAAAAAGGGTTGATATTTCTACCAACCCTTACCTACAAAACGCTAACATCTATTTAGTTTTTCCATATTTTTCCGTAGGCTTTCGTATGCCTAAACAATATTACATCGCTTGCACCTTCACCACAATAGCTATCAGAATGTCTTAAGGCATATTTAAGTGTTTCTTCAAGAAAGAAGCGAAAACGCTTGTTGATAATTAAATACCAACAAAGTTTAAATACATTGATTCTTTCTTTTGGAACTACAGCCTCCACAGCCTCTCTAACATCGGGTTTAGATTCTCCTTCATCGGTTCTGTCCCAAACAATGTACTTTTTCATTTTCTACCTCCCTCATTCAAAATGGTAGCATTGGGAAATTTTGACAGAATGAAGCTTTTTGTCTTTTCGCTATAAGGTGCTTTAAGAGACCTATAGGCAATACCTTTAGCTTTATCTTCGGGTAGCGTGAAAAGTGTCATAGTTTCCAAAGCCTTTTTGAATTTCTTCTCGTCTTTAGCTTTAAAGTAAGCATCAATAGCATCATCAACCAAAGAGTCTGCACTCTGTTCATATTCCCCACCACCCAACTCTGCTGGAAATTTGTTTTTGGGTAAGGTTTTGGCATACTCATTTAGCTTTTTGGCAACATTCCAATCATCAAACATATGACAACCACCATTGCCATCATTGGTTACATCGCCACTTTTAACCCCATCAACATAAAGGGTTGCTCTGAAGCAAAAGCTATCGTGTCCGTCGTGTCCTTCGAGGTTCTTGAGTTCTACTTTCATCGCACACTCTCCTTTCAATAGCCAATCCAAGCAATGTTAAGGTTATAGTTTAGAAGCTAGAACCTTAAACTCTCTCAAGATGTAGTGAGGGTCTGTGTTCTCTTTTTCAGCTATATCCACACAGACGGTATTTAGAAGGCGTTTGTCGTCCCACTTCTTGATGTTATACTTCTCTGTATCTAGGACATCAAATACCTCTATCAAATACCTTTCCCTTGCCGTAAGGTCGTTGTATTCAATCGTAGTGGAAGCCTTGTGGTAGTTTTCGGGTATTTCATTGGCTTCCTTATTTCCGTGCCTATTAGCGTAGGAAATAGAGTTAAGGCAGTAGTTCTTGAGTGACCTAATAAGGAAGTTTCTGAAGTCCGCATTGTAACCGCAGAACTGGCTTGCCTTGGCATTGTAGATTTCGTAAGTCTTGATTACCAAGTCGTTATACAAGTCTTCCTTATCGCCAGTGAAGGAATTGGCGTATTTAGAAGCAAGATTAGAAAAAAGCTGATGTTCTGACTTGATGATATTTGCCAATTCATCGGTAAATACCTCATTCACAACAACTTCTTCCTTTGCTTCTTTTACGAAGAACACCTTCCCACAGCAAGAACACATGCTCTCGTCTTCCTCGGTAAAGATGACACCACCGCAATCAGAGCAAGCGTTTACATTGGGAGTGTCGGAGAAAACTTTACCGCAAGAACCACAAATGGTCTCTCCATCAACTTCCATAAGAAATCCACCACACTCTGAACAAGTCTTTGAAATTGGAAGTTCTACGCAATTAGGACAAACCATTTCGTTGTCTTCTTTAATCAGCATAGAACCGCAATTAGAACAGACATCAAAGGTAATGTTATCCGCATCTACATTTGCCATAACCTTCTCCATCACATCATTTACAGATTCTTCCACAATGGTTTCAACAACAGGAACAACCTTCCTAGGTCTTCCTCTTTTCTTCTTCTCTACTACTTCCATCCCGAACCTCCCACTATCTAATATATCATTTCCGGTGGCGTTTGTCAAGGCCTTCTTTTCTTCATTTCCTTCTGTCCTTTTCATCTGCCACCTCCCTCAAGGCATCCATTGCCTTGCATATATAATATGTATCAAAAACTTGATTTTGTCAAGTAGCACTAATTGTGGTTGCGTTTAGTAATAGGACTATATATTGTAGATATTGGCAGGCGGTGCTGGTTACGCTCCAACGACTGATGGGTCAAAGCCATCTGTGATACTATTTCACCAACCGCCTACGGACTATTTTTACGCAGATTTATATTCTTTCTGCGATATGTAACGGAAAATATGTGCTACTACCTCTGCGTTGAACGAATTTCCCAATGTTTTATATCTTTGGGTATCACTAATCTCTATTTCTTTTCCCAATTCATCTATACCTAAAGCAGTATAATAATCAGGGATGCATTGTAATCTTTCAAACTCAATAGGTAATAGCTTTCTAACATAATCAGTATCGGCTATTAAACCTTCTACACCTACTGCTGTTGTGGCACAGTTAGCTTTACCAGAAGTGTTTGGAATATACATTTTATCATCTATACCACGCCTTGTAGTATCTTCACCAGTCAATTTTCTATGTTCTCTTCTCTTTGCTTTCCCTATATCTGTTCTTACTTCTTTAAAAGAATGGGGTGTCTTGTCCATATGTATCACCAATATTTTACCGTTTGGTGCTTTTGCTACTCGCACATAGTTACCATCTGAAGGTATTTTATAATAAGAAGCTATAATAGTAGTTGTTTTACCATCCAAATCTCTAACCTTAAAGTTCTTATTATGGCTTTTCATTCGTTCATAATGCTTATCTGAAATAATGTATTTCTCATCAACCTCATTGACTATTATATCTTTAAGCATAATTCCTTTATCGGTAGGCTGTGGGATTAGAACAGAATCATAAGTATCTCCATTTTTAACTCCGACCCAAAACAGCCTTTTCCTTTGCTGTGCCGAAACTAAAGAAGCATTTATAATATTAGGAGTAACACCAAACAATGCTTCTGTAATAACCATTTTAGCTTCTTTAGGCATTGAGGCTACATTTTCCAATATGAAATACTTTGGCCTTATTTCTTTTACTATTCTTACATACTCCCAAAACAGACCTGACCTTTTACCCGCCAAACCTTCCCTACCCTTATTTGCTATTGAAAGGTCTTGACAAGGACTACCACCTATAATCAAATCAATACTAGGATTTTTGAAAGTTATCATATCGTCAATATGTGATATTAAAGTATTATCTATAAAACTTATGTTTTCCACACAACCAATAGGTATAATGCTTGGGTAATTCTTTTTGGAAATAGCAATAGCATACTTGTCAATTTCAGAGGCATAATAAGTATTTACCTTTATGTTTGCTTTATCTAATGCAAGTCTAGCACAACTTATTCCATCAAAAAGGCTTAATACATTTATACCTTTATCCCCATTTTCAAGGGTCAATGGAATGTCATCAGTATCTTCAAACAATAATCTAGGAACAAACATTCAACCTCCCTCATATTATAAAACAAATACACAATAAAATTATGAAGTTACTACTTTTGTGTATGCTGCTATAGGAGTGCCATCAGTAGGAGGGGGTGTTCTCAATGGTAATTGTTTAGGCATATACTGATTGTGTTCTAGGTGCATTATCTTATCAAATAAATCACGATAATCATTTCTATGGGCGAACGCACCAAATTTAGTTACAACATCTTTTTGGAATTTACAAGCAGTATTATAAGTGTATTCAGTATCTTCAATTAAATGTTGTAAAGCACCTTCCCAGGCAGGAGTTGTGTTCTTTTCAACTAGAGGTATTCTATACCCTAATTCATACGCTAATGACGAGTATGGGTTAGACTTCTGCAATAGAGGGCAATACCCACTCATACCATATTCCAACCCCTTAATCCAACTCTTACAGTCGTTAAAAGCGTTTTTGGCTAAAGGTGCTATACCAATATGTGCTGGTATAGTTTGGAGATAATGATAATAAGAAGGAACTGGAGTTATTGGATGGTGAATTTCAAGTGTTTCATCTATTACAAATTCTGGAGAATACTGCATAGGAGGTGTTCCAAGAATAACAAATTGTATGTTGTTCCCTTTTCTAATAAGGTTTTTAATAGCCTCAATAGCGAAAGGAACATCACCATCGTGCGTGGGTGAACCTGTCCACAATATCCTTATCTTTTCTCCTTTAACTATCTTAAGTGGTGGGTTAATGTAAAAGAACAAATCATCGGCTAGATAATTGTAAGACACATATACATGCTTATTAAACTGTTTTATGACATTGGCTAACGAATATGTAGATACTATTACAGCATCACACATTCTTATAAATTCTGTCAAGAAATGTTTTGTATCAAGGAAATGCTGCCCTTCCCCTAATTTACCTTCTTGTCTAGCTTTTTCTTCCTGTTGCTTTATAAAACTGCTATCATAAGCAAATCTGTTACTATTCTCTTTAGGTATGTTCCAGAAGTTGTCGTCCAATTCTCCAACAATCTTAATACCTTTTTGCCTTTTACGGATAATAGCTTCAAATGCTTCTGGTAGATATTGCCTTTGAATAATACAAATATCTTCATCATCAGTATTGATATTAGCATCACTCAAATTTGTTATAATAGCATTTACATTATCTCGTCTTAATGCTGAAGCTGGAACAAACATACGATAAAATGAACAACCATTAACATCTGAAATACTATACAAAACTTTAAGGTCTTTCATTAGCTGTCTCCGCTCCTTCTACTTTCTGGTCTGCATAGGAGTGCATTATCTTAAACTCACCTTTAGGTATAACTTCTATGTTTGTTATTGCACTATAAATAGTTGGAACATTAACTAGGTCATATCCGTAACATTGTAGTCTGACCCCCATTTCAAGGTCAGAATAATAATGAACTAAAACTTCATCATAGCCAGTTACATCTCTTAAAATCTGTCTGTTAAAAGCAAACAAACCACCTTGAACATGGGTATAAATCCTACCACCTTTGAATATCTCTAATCTACTAAACTTACCTTCTAATTTAGGGAGAAATCTAGGAAAAGTATGTAGAAACTTCTCTGGAGGTGGTGGGTAAGGTGCGTTCTGTGCCTTAAAGTAATATAGACCAGCACATCTAGCAACTCTACCAGACTGTGCAGCTTTAGGATTATCTTTTAGTGCGTTTATCATATCATCAAAGCCACTAATGTCATTGATTGTGATATGCCTAGAACACAGATAAATTACATACGGAGTAAATTCTGTGTTTTCGTCTAGATAATTCATACCCTTACTCCAATACAAATTTTTTCCAGCGGTATGAATTGTTATATCTACACCCTTTTCTTTGTATTCAGTCTCAATAGCTTTCAAAGATTCTAGTATTGTTGGGTCATCATCTGTGTTGTCAAGTATCTGAATACTAAAGGGAAAGTTGGTAATCTCTGAAATTTTTTCTACCATCGGTTTAATGTTTGATATGTCTTTGTAAGTGATAATCCAAAAGGCTATTTTATCCATCGGTTTTCCTTTCTTTTACCCATTTTAATAATCCCCAAATACACATACCTATACCTACAAAAAAGAACAAGCATCTAGGGTTTTTATTGATTAGGTCAACAAAACCCCAGACCAAGTTCGTTATAATCCAAATAACAAAACACCAATAGTTTTTTCTTATATTAAGGATGCTACCAAGAATTGCAAGCAGACTTGTAAGCCACCAAAGAATCACCATATATTGTAAAACACATTAAACAAAAAATTAAGTATAGGATTTTATTAATCAATAATCCCCTTCTTCTCCTCGTTCATCATAGATTTTAAGCAATGGGCATATCGTCTCTGAACATGCTTTTTTCATCACTAAAGTACAACAACTCCCAATAACTTCTGGCTTCCCTTCAACATCTCTATCCATTAATGGGGTGGCAAAAGGACAGTCAGTATTAAGTATTTCAAAACTCCGGAATTGTATTTCTATTGGGTTGTATGGCTTAATCATAAGGTACTTATTGACAAACCATCTGGTAACACCACACAATATACACACACCCAAAACCAACAGAAATGTCATCATTTTACTCTCCAATTTCAAATATTATATTGTCTTGTTCATCTGTAGCTTTAAATTCAGCCATTTGTTTTGCTTTTCTTAAATCTGTGAAAATACAAGTTGCCAAAACACAGTTACATACAGACCCCCATTTATCAATAGGCAACCAATTCCATATTTCAACACCTTCGTCAGTATGCGAATAAATAAAACCCTCGACTACATATTCTGATGGATTAACCTGTCTAACTCTATACTTTCCCATTTTATACTCCTGCTTCATAAACAACAAAACCATCGGGGTACTTAAGCCAAAATTCAATCATAGCAATGGCATCTTCTCTACCCTCATCCCCCCAATACAAAACTACCTCATCGTTTGTTTCTTGTAGAGTAGCGCCTGTAACATGATAACCACGGTCATTACATTCTTGCCAATAAGCCCTACCGTCACTATCTATAAATTCCTTTTCAATAACATAACAATCAGCATTTATCTGCTTTAATCTGTATTTCGTCATTTTCAAATTCCTCCTTGCTTTCATACATTCTTTTATCATACCCTGCCATTTGAGACAACAATTTAGCCACACCTTTATTTCTAAAATATGGTTTTGTGTATTGCCATACTTCTTTATCTCTCCAAAGAGATTGCACCCATTTAGTTTCAACCAACCAACCAATAGGTTTGTCCTTATAGTAAGCAACAAATAGCCTAAATATTTGATAGTCACTTGGTTTACAACTTCTTTTTCTAATCATATCTTTTGGTTTTTGTAATGAATACGAAAATAAATCAACAGCCTGCCAACCATATACATAGAGTTTGTTGTCCAATAAAGTTGTCAATTCATTAATAATTTCCATTCTCGTTCTTGGCTGTCTGACTTCAACCTTATTTATGTCAAAGCCTTTAGCTGACTTTTTCTTTAACATAGCAATACTATAAGCGTTTGTAGGACAACACATTGTTATACCAGAGTTGGGTTCTCGTAAATGTTTCCTAGAACTTCAATGTCCCTGTAAAAGCCTATGCTATTGCCAGTTGCTTGGACTTCAAATCCGCCAAACCTTTCGCTGTAAAACACAGTTGCGACAAGGCCATCAACTAGAACAACATCACCATCATAGATGTGTCTTCCCGTTTTGTCCTTTACTCCGCTATCAAAGAGTATGGTTGCTGTTCTTTCGGTAAATGATTCAAACTTCTGCCAGCGGATGTCTTCAACAAAAACCCTCCAAGAATCACTACCATCAAGTTCTAGTTTGAGGATTAGCGTATCTTCGTCGTTTCGTTTGGCGTATAACATCGTCTTTTTTGACGGAACCCATAACCGAAAATTCCCTAACATGGCATCCTCCTTAATCATTAAAGAGTTGTGTAGCTGAAACAAGTGAATTTTGTATGTGGGGAAGCAGTTTCTTTTCAAACTCTGCTAGTGAGATTATGTAAGGATTTGTGCTACCTTCAACCATAATATGTATAACATCTGGTTTCTGTTGATGTTGTTCTACGCTTACTATCTTATCTATATTAAGATATAAGTTTGCTTCCGTTATCAGTATCAGCTTTTGGAATTTCATCTAATCCTCCTTCTACTTATTAAAACAAACACATAATTATTTATTTCTTCTATAGTAGTTAAAAAGTAATTCACTTACAAGTTTATTAATAGCTTCTACATTAGGTTCATTTGGAAGTTTTGAGTTATTGTATGCTTCTTCCATAGTTGAAAACAGAATGGTTGCTTCTCGTTCTACTTTCTCTAAAGACCATTTACCAGTCTTAATGTCAATAAGTTCTTCCCTATCAGGTCTTTCCACAATCAACTCACCTGTATTAAGGAACTCAACCCCCTGCCTTAAAAGCCTAATAAGGTGCTGTGCGTTTTTAGCATCAAAGCCAAATTCCTGAACAAGCTTTTTACGCTTTTCTCCCATATAGCCCTGATATGCTCCGTGTGTCATCTTTTTTAATTGAGAATAAGCATACCCACAATACGACTTATAGATTTCTTTATTGACAAAAAGCTGTCTATTAGCACATAAAGTGTTAAAGATTTCAGTAGTTTTTAAGATGTGCTTCTCTGGTGTCCACAGTAATTGCATAATATTTGGGTTTGATTTCACAAATAGCTTTACAGCTTTAATGAAATCATATAGAACAATGTCCCAATACTGTTCAATCCTTTCAAACTGTTCAAAGGTCTTTAAGCCAAAGTAGTAATCTAGTGGTGGGATAACAATACCCATAATATCCTTATCATCAATATGATTAGGGTCGTCTTTTGGGATATATGTTCCGTGTGAGATACTTCCTCGGTATGCTAGAACAATAGAGTGTTCATACATATCAAATTTATTGTTTTTGTCCGTCAAAATAGTTTTAAGAAGTTCCACAATATCCTCCTATTTATTAATCTCTTCTTGTCTTAATCGTTCAAAATACGCTGGTGTTATTTCGCCTTTATAAGTTACATCAATTAAATGATGCACAGGTTCATCAAGAATGAAATATGTTCCTTTGTCAATCAATTTAGACATAATTACTTCCTTTTCTTTGCCTGTTACCTCACCACAATCACCATATATCCAAAACCTCATTTTGCCACATTTAACACACACATCTCTCCAACCAACATTTTCAATATAATAAGTATTTGATGTTACTCGTTCTTGAAATTCCCATATATCAAAATATTTATGGCAAAAAGGAAAACACCGCTGTCTGTTTACATTTATTTTAGCATATTCCATTTCAATCTCCTATTTCATAAAAGAAAGTGTCATTAAAAGAAAGGCTGAACAAAAGCCTAACCAAAACCCCAATGAAATACCAAGCAAAAAATGAAATCTTCCTTTTCTAGCTTCAATATTAATCATCTTAATCTCCTATTTCCAACTAATTAGCCACTTAAAAATTTTAGCTGGAACACCTTTGGGATATTCAATTACATCAAGAAAACAAAAAGCATAGATTATCCAAATTAAAATAGCAATAAATAATGTGTGCTGATTCTCGCCAAAGAGTATAACATCAATTATTATAATACCACCAAGCAACATAAATATTGACATTAAAATCAAAGACAATTTAAGCAGTATCTTACCTAATCGCTCCATTTTTTCACATCCCAATGCTGATATAAGCCACATAGGGCTTCCAAATATTCTTCCTTGGTCATAGGTTCTGGTATTGCCATAAAGTGCTCACAATGCTTGTATTTACCATTCTTATTCTTTTGCAGCTGTTTAGGAAAATCGGAATAAGTTTGGGCAAATTTATCAGGTGTGGCAGTATATCTATAGCACTTTTCTTTGAAAGGACACTCACCACCCAAACACATAGAAATGTCAGGCATTTATTCCTCCGCTTTTACACCACAAATTTCGTCCTTTAGTGTGTAGTATCTAGTTACAAGTTCTTTATGTTGTCTGCTTAAATATTTGGTTTTCTCAATAGCTTCAGCAAGGTCAAAAATTTCCATTACTGTTGCTTTAGGAACAGAGTCAAAATAATCTATCTGTTTTTTAGAGAAGCAATGCTTTGGACAACATAGACACCCATCATCAACATCACATTTACAATTTTCATATCCACAACGAACGCATTTAGGCATTTTCAACCTCCCTATATCCTACCATCACATATTTCATATCGCCAAGTCCACCATAGCCAATGTATTAAACATTCCTTAAACCAAGACCTTTTTATAACAACAAGCCTTGGGGAATAGTGGAAATATCCTAAATTATACCTCATCCAAATCTGTCCTTATTGGTGCATTATTGTTGCATCTAACCGCTATTGACTTTGAACCACACACGAAACAAGTGCAGTTGGTAGCCATAGGTTGCATTTTTTCGCAATCAGAACAAAAACAAAAAACGCTATGTGTAGGTGTCTTTCTAGGAACTTCTAAATAAATAGGCCTCTTGTGTAGTTCCTTATCTGTCCAATGTAATTCATCATAATTGGCTGGCTTATCCTTAACCTTTTCACCGAACAAAGAACAAATAAAATCTAACATTTTATTCCTCCTATTCCAGGTCTTTCTTGAATCTCTTTATAGCTTCGGCAACATCTTTTATTCTAAAACAAAATCTGTCACCATCTTTTGCTTCAACTCTTTCAAGGTCACTTAAATTAGAAAGCAAGTTGCCAACAGCATCTTGAACTTTCTCTTTGTATTTTTCACACTCGTCCTTAAGGTCAAGCATTTGTTTTTCCGCCATCTTTCAAACCTTTAAGATACCCACCATCATAGCCACAACAGTATCCATAAATCATTGCAAGAACAACGCTAATTGCCCATATACACAGTTCCACTATAAACCTAGTCATTATGCTTCTCCATATTTACATTGAGTAGGTGCTTTGTCAAGCCTAATCCTAGCAAACCTTGGATGTCTATACCTACCATTAGCATCAGTTTCTTGTGCTTTAAATTCAACAACCCAATTCAAATCACCACCATCTATTCGGTTTTTGAATTCATTCCTTTGGGCATCTGTCATTCCGCTTATTTCAGCAACTTCAGTCAGCTTTCCATCTTTATATTGAGAAATAGTAAGTGTTCCAAGAGTGTCTTTGTACTTACCTTCACCCATTTTATAACCAACTACCACACCATCGTAAGTGTTGCACAGCTTGACTTTATACCAAACATTGGCTGGCTTTTTATCTTCTACATAAGGAGCACATCTATTCTTCAATATGATTCCTTCCATACCATTATTGATGGCTTCTTCAAAGGCTTTTCTTTTGTTTTCTTCACCTGTAATCATAGGAACACGAAGAACATATTTCATATCCTTGATTATCTTAAGATGTATCATCCTATGGGCTAAATGGGTAGGTCTTAAATCCATACCATTAATCTCAAGGATGTCAAACACTTTGTAAACAAGAGGGCCTTCCCCCTTTGGATATATGATACCTGCTAGAATTTCTGGTTTAGTTTCTTCCTTAATATTAAACCCTTGTTTTTCCCAAGCTTTGTCAGGCAGAGAACCCATAATGCCTTGAACTCTATGGAAATCTCTAATATCCCTATTGTCTATTTCACCATCAAGAATACAATTAGGAAGTTTAGAAAGTTCTTCAATTATATGAGGAACATTGAGAGTTTTATCAACCATTCCGCCTTTAACTGATTCTCTTCTTGATGTCAGAAATACTTTACCATCAATGATTTGGGCAATATATCTAGACCCGTCCATTTTAGGTTCGGCATGCCAATCCGAACTAGCATAAGCCTTTTCAAGTTTTTCTTTAGTGGGGGTAACTGCTCCCATCGGTCTAACCATTCTCATAGTAGCCTCCAATTATTAAAACAAATACACAATAATTTTTTTAAGGGGAGAATTCGTCGTCAAAGAACTTTACACTATCAGCACTAGATAGATTGTGTTGAATCTCCATCTTATGCATAACAGTATCAACCAATTTAGTTTTAGACCCTTCACTTGGCATACCTGTGCTATAACATATATCTCTCAAATCAGGAATTGTTAATTTCAGCAACATTTCTCTAGCTTGTATTCTTCCAACTCTTTTATATGTGTGGAATATTTTTTCGTATAAGTAATCTGCCATTTTATTTGATGACATTTTTACTCCTTACTCTATACTAACTTTTAAGAATGAGGTTATTGGGAAACTTTCACCACAACCAATACAATCAACATCATTCTCTATTGCTGGTGTACTATCGGTTGTTAAGTGAAGTTCTCCGTTTTCGTCTACATAACCCGTATAGGTGGTTGTTCCAATAACCATAAAGTTATTTGCATCACAATTAGGGCATTTGCCAACTACATTTATTTTCATAGGCATTTGTGCCTCCTTTTATATTATATTCTTTTTCTAATGGTAATGGGAGGCGTTACAGTTTCACATAAGGATTGTAATATTTAATCTTTGGTATGAACTCTTTATAACCTAAAAATTTGTGCTTACCTTCCCCAAAGTCTTTTTCATCTTTACCGAAAGTAAATAAACCAATAGTATTTACACCATTGTCAAACAGTTTTTTCGCAATAGTATATCTTTCCTTTTCAGCATCAGAATCAACAGCTATAATTGGAAAAGCATTATTTGTAAAGCAGTAATTAGAAATATCTGTAATCAAAGAACTATTAATATTCTTTGAGAACAATGGGACGGCTGTAAAGGGTGTATTGTAAGCATCAAATATACCTTCTACTAGAAAGATTCCATACTTCTCTTTTTTAGCAATAAACAACGGGTCTTGTTTATGAAATACCACAAAAGGAACAGACAAATTTTTAGCATTGAGATATTTCTTCTTTGGCTTGGGATTAACATAATTCCGCCCAATATAGTATTTTATTTTATAATTAGCATCAAAATAAACCCAAAAAATGTATTCTGGATATTTGTCCCATAGTTTCCAAGAGAATTCTATGTCATAATCGCTTATAAGCCTTGTCTTTAGATAGTTATAAGCATCGGTATTGGGCTGTATATTTTTATATTGTTCCGCAAACTCTTTCAGTTCTTCGTTGTCTTCCTCTAGTTCAACGCTTTCCCTAACAACATCAACATCTTTAAGGAATAGGTCAAGATAGTCATAATAGTTAATATGAATTCCATACTTTTCAAGTAATTCAAAGGGTCTATTTCCAGATGTCCCACACATAAAACAATGCCATTTTAATGTGTCTTTTGCAAAATATAAGTGGGCATGAGAATGGCTTCTATCATCACAAAAAGGACACCAAAGTATCATATGTGATTCTGTTTGACTATACTTATATGGTGATAACTCGTTTATAATCTTATCTTTAAGCTCTAGAGAAGTCATTTAATCCTCGATTGTTTTTATTATTTCTTCTATTGCTTGTTCAAATATAGCTACTTGGTCTGAAGGAAGTTTGATTTTCCCAACCATATCAAACAAATCATTTTCTACTTTTGCCAACACACCTTTCCTAAAATTTTGATTTCCAAGCAACGCCTCTTCACGAATATATAGATAACAAGAAATTTTATCGGCTATTGCTACTATTGCACCTTCAACAGAGGTTAGATTATTAAAATCTGACATCAAAGAGGATAGGTTGTCTATGCCAATTTTCTTTTCTAGACTAGCTACGATGTTATCCTCTATTTGGTCGTATAGCTTCTTTATTTGGACTTTAAGAGGAGTAATCACATCGGAAGTGATAATCTCTGACCAGTCGTGAAACATTGCTGTAATGAACAGATTTTGCGTATTTATGGGTATATCCTTGAAATACTTCTGACTTATCGCATAACTTATCAAAGTAACCCAATATGAATGTTCCGCAACCGATTCTTCGTGCAACCTTATAGCCCCAGCAAATCGCATTAAATAGCTTAATTTTCTTCCGTGTATTAAAGCCAAAGATAGTAAATCGTCTTTAATGGCATACTTATCCCAACTATTTGAAAGTATGTCTAATTGTGTTGTGTGTTGCGTTCCAGAGTACCTAACAAAACAATTATAACAAACAATAGCTTTACTTTGTTCACTATCTACTTGAACTTCTAATGGCTTACCGAACCATTCCTCATAATGATGAATTAAATTGGCTGGCAGTAAAGCCATATCTTGCATATCTTCTGGTGGGAAGTTCTGCTTACATAAGGAACAGGTGGTTGAAAGTTTTTTGTTATCCATTTTTCTCTTCCGAAACCACCTTCTTTGCTATAGTACAGCACCACACACAATAACATTTACCTTCAAATACTCCTGCGTATTCCTCAAATGTATAAGACTTTCCGCAACTAGAACAAGTAAATGTATCTTCTTTGGTGTCGTGGCACTTACAGCCTTTTTTCGTACACCCAATCAACCAATTCATTTGCTACCTCCAATTATTAAAACAAACACACAATAATGTTATTTAATAAGACCCTCAAGGAAATCCATAGCCTCTGTATCTACATCTTCAACATTCTTTTCTATGTCATCAATAAATTCTTGAATATCACCAGCATAATCAGAAAGAAATTCATCTGTGCAACTTCCTTCTTTGTCCAAAAACTTCTCATAATCTTCACAATGATGTTCAAGCAGTTCAATATTTAAACCTAGTTCTTCAACTTTACTTTTTAATCTAGCAACATCTTTTTTAATGGACAAAATAGCCTTTTCACTAATCATCTTTCACCTACCTCCCCTATTTGTACATATAAATCATTAACCTCAAATTGATAGTTATTTATAAGTTCATATAAATCTCCAATAGCATGCATAAGATGTGTACTTAAATGGCGAATAATATATTTTTCGCAAAAATCTAACAAAAAAATCAATTGTTCTCTACTAACATTATAAAATTTAAGTTCTTCAAATTTTTGTATTCCACCAATTATTACCTCTATAACACAATCCATAAAAAGGCTAGAAATAGAATATGTAATTTTTCTAGTATTTTTTTCTGTTGGTTTTTCACCTTTTTTGATTTCAAAAAAAGATATATAGTACATTTTCATCCTACCAGCTTTTCAGCTTGTTTCTAAATTTTTCTAGTATCTCATCTGTGGTTATATTAGCAACAAATTTAAGTAATACAATGTCTTCTATTGAAACGCAAAGCCTATCATAGAAATCAATTTTCTTTCTCTTTTCTAGGTGGTCTTTTAAACCTTCATTAAACGCAACTCTTTTAGCTTCATCATCTTCCGACACTTCTATGGTAGCCAACTTTATATTAGATTTTAAAATCTCTGTGTCAAGTTCAGAAAACCATAAAGAAGTAATCTTCATTTCCTCAATGATTTCATAAGTTTTATCATCTAACTGCTTTACAACAATCATTTATCCCTCTTTTTGGAGATTGAATATAGTTACCTTTTTAACAGCACCGTTTTCAGTTCCGTTAAAGGGCATAACTTCACCTTTTATTTCACCCCAAAAGATTGTATTAGTGGTGTCTTTGTCAATAACAGTAAAGGGGATTAAATATACAATAGACCCACCCATCTGCTTTTTCCCAAACTTCGCTGTCTTAATGTCATATAACCTAAAAAAGTCTGGACACACGCTATCAAGTGCATCTTCAACAACATCAACAATTAGCCTAGAAGCTGTGATTTTCTCATCTACATTGTAAGGTTCGTTTATATCTAGGGTTAAATTATCAATAGACTTTATAATGAAATCCACATTACTAGAGGCTTTAGGACTATTCTCATATGCCTCTTTTATAGTAACTTCTCCACTATGCAATTCGTCTTTTAATTTGTCCTTTTGCTTTTTTGTAAGAGGGCTATTCTTTGAAAGCAAATAACCAACCTGCTTTTTTGACTTTTCTTTACCTTCCTTAACCATATTTCTCTCCTTTATTTGTTTAATCTGTTCGCTTAAAGCGAGAATACCATTTATCTGTTCTATTTTTTCTTTAATAGGAAGATGTGCCATTTCTTTATGGTATCTCTCTTTCCTTTCAAACAGTTCCTTATCACTATGTTCTGATACAAACTTTTGTTCCTTTAAGGTATCAAGTCCAAACTTCTTAACAAGAATATTGTATTTAGCTAGAAGATTGTATCTAACTAAAATATCCTTAAGCTTTTTGAAATCAACACTTGAATCCCTTAATAGGTTATGGATTTTGATTAAATCCTTACCCCTTTGAATATCTGTGTATTTAGCAATAAGATATTCCGGTGCTTCTACTTTGATAGTTAATCCATCAAGTTCTATGTAATCAGGGTGTTCAAATGACTCTTTAGCCAAACCCTTCTCTATAAAAACGAATTGTAGCTTAATTCCGTGCAAGACTAGGTATTCCCCCTGCCATACCGCTCCAAGCCTCTCTAAAGCCTCATAAACGGGGGTATAAGTCAAAATAAGAGGTGCTGGGGAAGGAGTCAAAACAAAAATGTCTAAATCATCTGTGGTAACGGCTTCTGAATGAAAAGTGCAAGCCACACCCCCACCTATAATAAAGTCAGAAATAACCCCATCTTCCTTCAGCTTGTTAATAATTTTAAGAACGCCCACTAAATCAGGCATTTATTGCCTCCTATTATATAAAACAAACTCATAATACTATTCTTCTTTTTCGGGGGCACCAAACCCAATTTGCTGTTTTTTCTGTTCATCAGCTAGTTCTCTATACATTTTCAAGTAGAACAATAGGTCATCTGAAAGCTTGAACTTTCTCTTTTTTGTAATGAAAAAGCTATGTTCTAGCTTGTTATACAGCTTATCAATTTCTCTTTCAAACATATTTGCAAGTGTGGCTTTTTCAACTTCAGTAAGAAGGTCAATAACATCAAAAAAATTAGCATATTGGTTGGCTTCTAATACCGCTACTAGATTAACATTGATGGCCATATACCCTCCTATTGTGGTTATATTCTATTTGAATATGGTATCAAATCCCTAACTGAAAACTCGTCTTCAATGCTTCTTCTAGTATGTCTTTATTGATTTTATGTTCTTCTACATACTGCTGATTTTCTCTTGTATTCAATATCAAACTTTTATATGTTTCATAGTTGAAGTCAAGTTCTGTCATTTCAATAGATGTAGTTGGACTTTCTGCTGTAAAACTAGAATCCACATAAGTGTATTGTGGCACAAACTCTTTTTTAGCGTTATCTGAAGATATGACATAGCCTCTGAACTTCTCTAAAAACTCATAAGGTATTGTAAGGTCTTCGTTGGCTGACATAAGTTCTACCCTCAAATATGTTGACTTTGCTACCTCCAACAGCTTTTCCATATTTTCATTTATGAGTTTTTGTGTTAAAGAGATAAAATAGCTGCAAGCTGGGTTTTCTTCATAGATTAACTCGTCCGTATCTACATCATAAATAACAACTTTTCTAGGATTTTCGTCTAGGAAATTACAAGAGAACATAGAACCTGGATATACAATCTTACCTTCCTCAAAAGAAAAATGATAATGTCCACAGAATACCCTCTTTACATTTGGCTTATCAAATAAATTAGCTGGAACTGCCAAATCGTCATAACACTTTCCTTCAATACCCTGGTGCATAAATGCTATTGTAGGTTCATCATATTTCAATACTTCTACAATATTGTTCTTTGCTTCTTCAAGGTTTCTGCAAAACGGAAGATAAGCAAACCTGACGCCCAGACTAGGAATAAAAGTGGAATTTGGTTCGTGTATTATTTCTTTTGTAACATACTTGAATAGTGAAGTTGCATAGAAGTTTTTATCACTATAATCGTGATTGCCGTCTAAAATGTATATGTCCGCTTCTATTAAATTAAAACCATCTAAAGCTAGTTTTACAAATGGAAGTTTTAGGTCGCTAACAGAATTGAACAAATCACCACCAAATATAACATGCCCTATGTTATACTTCTTTACTAGCTTGTTAATCCAATTGAAAGTTGAGTATATTTCATCGGCTCTCTGTGGTGTCCCTGTTGCATTCAAGGCATTAAAAAGTTTATAGTTCAAGTGAAAATCTGTGCAAAACAGAATTTTTTTAGACATTTATTTTCCTTTTCTAAAGCAAGTTATAGATTAACTACCATATCCCTACCACAATAAGGACAAATATCTGGAATTTGTTTTGGGTCAGTATAATCAAACAAAGGTTCTGTACACTCTAAATCAATTATAGCATCACAAGAAGTAACAATAACATTATAGTTAGTGTCAACAGAACCATCTTCTTTATAATAGTTTTTATACTCCCAAAAACAGTCTCTACCCATATTTATCACCTCTTGTATTATGTTCTTTTGGCACTTACCATTTACTTAAAACAAATAAGCATCAAATTTCAAAACTTGATATTATGGAATTTATTTCATCTTCTGCATCTGGACTGCCTTTATAATGGTAATCGCTTTTAAACTCCCAAATCTCTCTTTCATATAAATCAATTAGTCTAGCAACTTTTTCCCTTAAAACATATGCGTGGCTGTTTGTTTCATCAATAAGCAATGTCTTGGGTTCCATACCACCCTCCTACTAAAAAAGAATCATATCTAGGAATACTCTTAAATACATCTTCTAGTGGAATACATTGGTTCTGCTTTAGCTTACCCATACGAGAAACATCCATATGCTTTATTTGATAAAATATCTTTGGCAATTCTTTTCTTCTAAACATTTTTTACTCCTAATTCTGTCTTTAATCCAACCAACTTTTCGCTCTTTAAGTTTGTTAAATGTTGATATTCGCTATTGTGTTCTATGATTTCTCTTTCATAGTAATCAATTAATTCCTCTAATTTACTCATAGGAATTCTAGTGTTCCAAGCATCTATGGCTGTTTCTGGAGAAGCATACCACATTTCGTGCCCATTCTCCATTATACAACCATTAGTGTTACATCCAATACTGAAAACTGTTTGTTGGTCATTTTTATAAGTACTACTATATGCTTTACCGCCACAGAAAGGACAAGGTTTAAGTTCTTTCATTTCTCCTCCAACCCTTCGGGGAAAAGGGCGTTGAATAAATCATCATATCCTTTCCAGCAATCACACACACCCCAACAGTTACAAGGGTTTTCCATTCTATTCAATAATATCCTCACCAACTCCCTCACCTTGTCCTTGGGGAGAGAATTCTTTACATATGCTTCTAGCCTATGAATACTATTTTCACAGCCAATACAGTCTTGATGTCCAGACATTCCCTCAAGCAGTAATAAAGCCTCTTTAGTATCTGGTAAATAAGGCGAACCATCGTAAAGTCTGTCAGGCATTTCGGGCGGGTCAAGAGTTACACCTTCTGGCAGAGTGCATCCTATCCTCGCACTATCCACCTCGCCCGTGCCGTGGCAAGAGGGGCAATTAGGGTCTAGCCCTGCCATACTAGGGTCAGCAGGAAAACATTTAGGACATATCATCTTCGCCCTCCTTTGGTTACAAACAACAGGCAGCAACCGCTAATGCCACCATAATCAAGTCTTCATCACTTAAATTGCATGAGATTGGTACATCATCTAACCAATTTGGAAATTGTATTACTTCCTTTCCAACGATGAGGTTTGTTAGTGCTGCCAAGCATGTGATTAGAAATACACCTGCTAATACCATAGGAAGCCAAAGCAATATACTTGACATAAGCACTCCGTTACTCATCTTCGCCCTCCTTTACAACGCAACATATAGGTAATTTTGGTGAAAGTCTTTCTGGACAATCAGGGAAATGTCTACCATATGCTTTTACGACTTCCTTTGGACAACCGCAAAATTCTCTATAACGCATATATTCATTAACCATATGTTCGTAGGTGATTTCGGCCCCTGTTCTCGTTCTTCTAATCATCTTCACCCTCCCTGGCCTTCTTGGGTTCAGCCTCCGTATTAAAAATTCTAATTAAACCCATCAATTTGTTTAATACAGGTACAAGATATTTTTCCGAAGTTTCTGTTTCTATGCTTAACCCTGCTCGAAGTAAAGGACTTTCAACTTTGATTTTATATTTATTATTCATCTTCTCCCCCCACTTCTATATCCTTTGGTATTGTTTCGGATTTTGTATTGAGTTTATCTACTTCTTTTGTTAGACCTTTAAACGATAACTTCCCTAACAAAAATCGCATCCAAATCTTATCAATCTTACTCATCTTTGTCCCTTTTGAAACTCTACCACCTCTTTTAATTTATCATACTCCTCTTTGCTCCGCAGTTTTTGGTCTTTTAGCTTTGAATAAATATCCAGAAGCTCCTCAAGATATTTTCTAGTGTACCATTGCATAGACTCTTCATAAGAAATACCATCTCTTCTACTCACCCTCACCCTCCTTCTTTTTATCTTTATTAGCAAGTTTTTCCATAGCTGCACCTAAAAGAAAACCCCATGAAAATAAAACAAATCCTAACATCGCACCTGCTATAACCAATAAAATGTGGTCTGTGTTCATTTTTTCTGCTCCTTCGCACAATTTTTTAGATTAACTTCGCACAAATATAGTTTTAATTCCGCCCCTGACATAACAACCCTAGCACCATAATAATCATCATCTTTAATATTATTAGTGGCAACATAATCAAAAAACTTTTCTTGCAAGTTTTTTTCTATCTCTTGTTGCAAAAGTCCCATACCCTCATAACGGATGTCAGCAATTAGTTGTGGGTATTCCATTCGCAGTATTGTTAATAATGTATCGGCTTTAATCTTCCGCACCAATGTAGAACATAATTTTCTTTGTTTTTCCTTAATCCTATCTTCTGCGTTTTGTATCAAAAAATCGGCTAATTTAGATAGCATCTTCGTCTCCAAACAATCTAGTTCTTAAGTCCAAAGCAACTATTTCTGTAACTTGAAACTCATAATCACACTTTAGATGTAGTGTCCAGTTTTGATGGTTGCTGTATTTAGTTAAAAGTCCAATGTCTTTTTGCTGGAATATTTTTGGATTACCATACACATCTACACATTCAATAAACCTATTCTTCATTGTCTTCCTCGTCAGGCTCAAATCCCATAGCTTCTTCATAGCTTATATAGTTTCCATCCTCATCTTTTTGAGGGTGAAGTCTATACTTGCACCTTTTGTAATCATCATACTCATCTTGACTTTCAAACTGTCCGTCAATCATTTTAAGCCTCCAAAATGCTTAACATCATAGCGTTATCCATAATCAAATTCATATTAAGTCCTTCGTGCTTAAATACTTTTATAGCTTCTGAAAAGTTTATTTTAGCTGGTTGAGATAATACATCTAAAAGAACTTTCTGCATTTCTTGATTATAAGTTATCTCTGGCTTTAAGCAAATAAGTTCATAGTTCCTTTTAATTATCTCATATTCAGCTATGATTTTCTTGCTTAATTTGTCGTCTTTTTCTCTTGCCAATTCTAAAAGTTTCTCTAGGCTTTCCACAATATTTTCTTGTTTCCACTTTAGCAATGTTTTCCAGCCAACCCTACCTATACCTTTTATGTTGTCAGACTTATCTCCAATGACAGACTTCAATACAGCATATTCTTCCCCAAACGATTTAATATCAGTAGCTTCCAATATCTTCTTCTTTCTTGGGTCATAAACAAAAGTATCTGTAAAGTTATGTAGTTGTAAAAAATCTGTATCATTTGAAATTATAATGTTTGGCTTCATAACATGCGATAAAACCGCCACTACATCATCAGCTTCAACGAATGGAACATAAACATAATGTATTTTTAAGTATGGAAGAAATGTTCCTAATACATTTAGCTGATAATTGAGCATAGACCTTACTTCTGATTCTTCTTTTACTACGCTTGATTTAGCCCTAATCTCTAATTTTCTATGCTTCTTGTAATCACTAAATAAAGTAGTCTTTCTTAAACTACCGCTTTCAGCTATAAAGAATACAGCCTTTGGTCTAAAATCTCTTACTAGGTGCAGTATCTCTCTTAAACAACCTTCAACACCACCAATACATTGACCAGCCCCATTGATACTATGAAAGTTAATCATAGTATGGCGGATAAGCATATTCATCCCATCAATAAGTAGAACAGGCTTTTGTTTCATAGAATCAAAATATCTTGATAGCTTATTCACTTATCACCAAGGAGTTCCATAATCGCCATCAAAACCCCCAGGAAGTCCAGTATCAAACATATCTCCAGGCACACCAGAAGCATCGGTATGGCTTCTGTAATACTCATCGTGTTGCCTTTTCAAATACCTTTTCCTACGGCACTCATCACAAACAAATTCTTCGCCATTTTCAAGAACTACATCACAATCATCGCAATTCATTTTATTCTCCTATTTCAATCCTTTATAGCAGTTTCGCCAGGATGAAATTTAGTATAACAATCTACATCCCCACTAATTAAAAGTTTAGTATCAAGCAAATAAGCCCATTTAAATGTCATAATGTTGTGGTCAATTTTCATATTACAAATTTGGTACATATCACCATTAGATACAAATACTTGAGCGTATTTTGTTTTAGGAATTGTTATATTAAAGTCTAGTAATTGGGTTGGTAGCCAAGTAGCATTTTTACCCTTATTTAAATGCCATACCCCTTGAGCATCTTGATGTTCATGTGTTATCCAATGAAACTTATCAAACTTAATTTTGTATATATCCCCACCTACTAATAATACACCTTCTTTCCATTCAGTCATTTTACTTCTCCTCACAAGGTTCTTCGGAATAAATACCCTCTGGTTTTTGTGTTATACTCCACCCTCTACCCTCAAGCCGCATTATCATTAACCTATCTAAAACAACATCAAAACTTGCTAGGTTTTTGAAAATAAACATAGTAGTATGTGGCTCAAACTCGCCTCTATCTGATTTTTCTATACTTTCCACAGTTGTTTTATTTATCGGTATAGCCTTTTCAGATGGGGCTAAAGTCAACGCCATTTCCCCAGATGGTAGCCACGCACACCCAATAAGCATTTTACCATCACCAAACTCAAAAATCTGTTCAACATTTTCTAGTTCAATGTCTTTGTATTTCATTTTATTCTCCCCCTGACAAAAGATAATCGTTATTTATTGCTTTGAAACTCATTCTTCCTTTCATTACATGACTATAAGTATCAAGCATAGTCCTTACAACAATACCTTCTCTTTTGACTTTGGGATTAAGTACAGAATTACCCTTTGCCATTTCTATAAGTTTACTCACATCCCAGAACATATCAACTCTTGCCCTATGTTCAAGAATAGGAACCATCGGTATTTCCATAATCTTGCCGAAGTCTTTAAGTTCGTCAAAAGAAGCATAACTCTTTGTGTTTATGTGATAAAGGTTGAATATAAAAAGCTTCTTCCCCTTAATACCAAGAGGATTTTTTTGTATACCCTCACCTATGATTTCTCCTTGAATAGCTATACCCTTGTAGTTAGTGGTTTTCAAGTATTCTTTAAGCTTGTTCTTGATGTCATACTCTTTCGCTATCTGCCAATAAGTGTTATCCTTGCTCTCTTGTAGTTCAAAATTCCTAGAACAAACTCCAAATTCCTTCCCATTAAGATAGTAGGTAACAGAAGTTCCATCTAATTTTTCCGTGATATAAACATCCATACCACGAATTTCATCAAATATCTTGGGTATAGATTGAACTCTTGTTTCATCTGTTTTTTGTAGAAACGGAGGGAATGTGGTAGATGTTGGTCTATGCTTAAAGAAGAAAGGAAAATACTTATACAACTTACCTCTCAACCAATTAACCTTCCTAGACTTAATATTACCACGAAGATTTGCTGGCATATCTGGTTCGTATTTTATCACATTCAAGATTTTTGTAACATCATCACCTACCTTCACACAATAAGTCATACGAAATCCATTAGCTACTTTATTAGGAATTATAGATAGAGGCTGAACAAGTCCTTGAGAAATATGACCTCTCAATTTCATAGTTTTCAACCTATGCCTTGCTTCTTCCTGATTTATAACAGCCTTATCTTTCCACAGAAACTTTGACCACTCTGTATATGGGATAAGGGAATCTATTTCAAAGTAGACTACTAAATCGCCTTCTTTGAATTGTCCTTTAGGAACTACACATTCCCACCCTAGAACTGTGGCAACTTCAATCCTATCAGCACCCTCTATTGGACTTATTTTTACAACTTCTTGAACACTAGCCAATAATCTTTCAGCCATATCTATACCTCTTCTTTCCTACTGTCATAGTTATACACCCTTTTGTCGAAATTTATAGGGGTTAAATCCAACATAGACTCACCAAATTTGCTATGATTACATCTCTCGCATTGTCGTACACACCATTTGTTTGGGAACTCGTCTGAAGATAGCGGTTTACAATCTGGTCCTTCAGCAGTTCCGGGATTTTCTGGGGCATCTCCTAGTTCATCATCAGCAAGAAAGGCATAATCATCATAATCATCTGATAAACTTTCTGTTGGTCTTGTGTCTATTCCCCAAGCCTTCTTACAATTACCATCACAACATACTTTCATAGGATTGCCGAAATACTTAACAATAGCTTCTTTCATTAAACACTCTCCATACTATTAAAACAAATACACAATTATTTTTTCCTTAATGGTTCTATTATTCTGCCATCCTTTGTGTATAAATCAAATGGAGATATGTAGAACAATCCTATTTTGTAATCTGCATAATCAACTAACTTCTTCTGTTCGTATATCTTAACATTAGCCTTGTCAGAAGTTCTATGTTCTATGTAGAAAGCATTTGTGCTATCTTTACGCCATTCTTGAGTATCTGGAATAAATGTATTATCCCAAATAATTTGTTCTTCTGTGAACTCTATGTAAGGACCTCTACCACCTATAACAATACGAAGATACCCTTTAGCTATTAGAGTTTCATCCAAAGTATAAAACATAGTAGTGTCGTTTCCAATTATAGGTATATTTAATCGTTCTTCGTAGTTAGGCATTCCTCTTCCTTCTTACTTTTTTTACAAATTTCAAACTCTAATAAATTACCTTCCTCATCATACACTGGCTTAATGCCTTTTTGGTTAATCTCTGTTTCAGATAACTTAAATAATTTCTTTAATGAATTTATGCTTTTACTTTTTAGCTTGGTAGCACCATTACAAAAAGTAGCTTGTTGACTATTGCAGTTTGGACATAAAAATTGTAGGTTTTTTACCCTATTATCATTATGCACACCATTTTTGTGGTCAATAACTAATACTAAAGATTGCCCATTCCATTTTGGTTCTAGTCCACATATGTTACATTTATAAGGTAACAAATTGTTTTTCAAAATTTTCCTTTTCAAAGTACTAGTGTGCGTAAATTCTGAATCTTTTTTAAATACTTTAGAGAGTTTTATTTCATTGTTATCTCCACGACTACCAGGTTCCCATTGTGGAAACAGAAAAGCTGGGTCTAATTGTGAACCTAAATCTTTTTTGGTTAATCCTTCTTTTTTCATTCTAGCTTTTAATGTATCAATATTTCTACCTCTAGCAGATGAATTACAAAAATGTAATGCTTTTGTGTATGTAGGACATTTTTTTATTATACATATAAATTCATCTGATGGAATATCCCAAATACTAGATTTTTTATCTTGTTTCATTTAGTCTCCTTATGCGTAAGCTATAGTTCTTAATAAGTTTTCTAAATCCCTTTGTTTTTTAGCCTCTGATGTGTGTCTTTTGTGTTCTTCCGTATGTTTTTTCCCTGTATGTGCAATAGACAACTTTTGTTTTGTTTCTTCCGTATGTTTTTTCCCTGTATGTGCGAAAGACAACTTTTGTTTTGTTCCTTCCGTATGTTTTTTCCCTTTCCAGGGTGACACCTTTCCCATATTAGCCTTTGATAAAAGGGATTTTGTTTTTTCTGCTTTAGGTTTGCCAAATTGAGGATGGTTTTCTCCAGAGTTTAACTCTGATAATATTTTTTTGGTTTCTTCTGGACAAGGTACACCAAAATTTGAATCGGCTATTTTTCTGATATTATACCCAAACGTACTATCGCTAGACTTAAGTGAATCAATGTAATATTGCTCCCTAGAAATCAAAATATTTTCGTCACAATATTCAAGTATTTCAAAAGTGAAATTTTCCGCTCCATATTTATTATATGCGTTTTGTAAATGTTTGTTTTCTTTGGGGTTTTTCCCTTTTTTTAGATAAACAAAATGTTCTTTCTTTCTTCTTTTAAGGTTCTTTGAAGACCCCACATAACATTTCCCATTTACTAGATTTCTTATTTGATAAACTCCACTTTCCATCAACACCTCCTTACATATAGTAAAACAAGTATAAAGTAAAATAAAATAAAAGGGGCAGAATCAATCTACCCCTGATATTTGTTAGATTGTCTTGTAACTTACTTAAAACTGATAGCCTATGAGGGCCTTAATCGTTCCAGTATTTTCGGGAATAATGAAATCTGTTACTCTTACATAACCAAGCTGACCATTGAAAAAGAAATGCTTTGACAGCGGTGCTTTGAGTCCCATGCCACATTCAAATCCCCACTTCTCTGATACATCTTCTATGGGAGAAGTGAAGTAAGTAGGACCACCGTAAATATAAGCGTTCTTAAACAGCCAATATTCTGCGGAAAGGTTATAAGCAGAGAAATCATACTTACCTACAGCCTGCCAAGTTCCAAGCTTGATGTTATCTCTAGTCATATTAAGATTTAGAGACAGCTTGGGAAGAACATAAGCCCTAAAACCAAGAGTATAATTGGTAGCAAAATCTACGCTATACTCTTTTACATCACCCTTTGTATTGATAATAGTTGAACCTACACCAACATAAAGTTCAGGGTTGGGGACCGTAAATTTGGGTGCTTCAGCGAACATCGCCACACCGAACATCAAAACCATTGCCATAATTACGAACTTTTTCATTGTACTACCTCCTGTTTTTTTGACATTTTATAGTTACTGAAATCCTTTACACATAAGCATCCGTGGGCTTTTTCATCACCTCCTCTAATGCTAATGAAACTAATAAACATATGATTAATGTTCATCATATTCTCCGATTAAATTTTTAAATTAGGCGTTCACTATCCGCACTACCACGAACTTCCAAAAGAAGAACCATAACCTGGGGTGCTTGAATCTTCAGCCCCCTCTTCTACTTCTTCTGGTGACCTGCGTCCTTCAATGTAAATAGAGAATGCTAGACCTAACAATAAGTCATTGAGATGTTCCTTGTCAAAGTCTTTAATTAGATACAAGAAGCCTCTAGCATAGGGGATTTTAGCTATTTCGTAAGTCTTACCTATCATAGTTTCTTCAATAGGTAAGTCTGCGTTTAATTTTATCGTCAAATCCTTTCCTACAAAAGTATATCTAATTGACGGTAAAATGTTAAAAACTTCGGCTGGATATTCCTTTTTGGCTAACTCTTGACCTTCATCACCAAATGCCTCGTTAAATTGTCCTCCACCAACAGAAACATCAGGAAACTGCTTATGGATTACCATTCCTACCTTGTCTTTTTTGTTTGGGATTAGGTAATAACCAATAGGTCCTGCACAACTCTTATTCAAAAGAGTGCAAACATCTTGACCTGATAGATACTTTTTAACAGAATTACCCATTACATCCTCCATACCTTTTGGATTATATTCTTTTAGCAAAACTTATCTAGCCAAAAGCACATATAACTTACCATTCTTGACCTTACAAGTAGCATTAATTGAGGCATCTTTTAGCTTTTCTAAATATTGCTGTTGTGTCTTATTAAGCATAAAAGCAAACTGTGCCACAGAAAACATCAATGATTCTTCCTCATTTTCTACTTCTTTTACTTCCTGTATCGTAGGTTTGACTACAACTTTGTTCTCAAAGAATTTATACTCTTTTAGCAGGTTCGTGAAGAAGGATAGGTTGATGTTAATACTGCTGTCCTTGAGGCTGTAAGTGGCCTTAAATAAGGTTTTAAGGTCATTCTTTGACATCATATAATAATCGTCTGTTTCTTGGAAAAATTTGTAATAAGCATCTATAATAACTTGCTGTTTTTCAGATTCCCTACCATAAAGAAATGTCAGAAACATAGGAGTAACATCATCATTTGGTGTAATAAAGTTAAGAAATTTGAAAGCCAAACACAATCTTTGTTTAATTGGAAGTGAATAATCAAACACATCCCATATTAACCTATCATTTTCCTTCAGTTTTATGGTTCTGAAATAATCAATTGACTTTTTGAAATATGTGTACGATAGATATGGCGGACTCAATTTGTCATAATTCTCAATCTTTTTCCTACCCATTTCAGTCTCCTAATATTCTTCCAACAAATCTTTTAAGGCTACCCAAAAAACTTCTATCAAATACAAAATCCTTGCAATCGTTATATTTGTTTTTCACTCTATTGTCAGAACATTCAAACTCACGACCTTCTGGTGTGTCTACATACTTACCAATACCACAAACATTCATAGGGCCAACAATAGTTTCTATACTTTCATAATGTTTACAGTTAGAACAATAAACTTTTTCATCTTCCATTTCAATCTCCTAATATAAACAAGAATCTCCTTCTTCCCAACCATTACAATTAATAAGCCAATACCTATGGTCATCAGCTATTTGAATAGCTTCTTCTTTGTCTTTAGCCCAAACATTTGCATGCAAAACAAGTTCTGTACCTTCTTTCGTAATATAAAACTCTTGTTGGATAAGTTTATGAGATGCTATTTCAAATCTCCAATTACCTATTTTGTCCATAACAATATAAAAAGCGTTCATTTCAACCCCTATCAATTAAAACAAATAACTATCAACATCTTGGCGAACATTTAGGACAATTGCAACTCAAAAAATGTATACAAGGACTTCCATCTTCCCTAACACCTAACCCATTGCATCTAGGACAACAATTGTGTAAGCAATGTTCTTCAAAAATATCCAACTTTTTATACTGTTCACATTCTACCACTATGGGTAGTTTTGATGCACCCTCAATGAATTCCATAAACCAGTCTGAATTACTATCTGTTGGGTCTGTTTCTTCTTTTATCTTTTGCTTTGCCATAGTTCTTTCAGCCTTCTGTGTCTGACGTTTAATACGCTTTCTAACAGACGGATACTTTGATTCGTATTTCCAGGATTTTCTCTTATTCTTTTTTAGCTTTATCATTTTGAAACCCCCGTGCTCCCAAATCCTCCTTCGCCTCTTTTAGTTTCACTCAATTCATCAACAACTTCCAAGTGTGCTTTTACTACAGGAGAAAAAACCATTTGTGCTATCCTATCACCATTTCTTATCATAAAAGCTTTATCACTAATGTTCATAAGAATAACACAAATTTCCCCTCTGTAATCGCTATCCACAGTACCAGGAGAGTTTAAAACAAATACTCCATTTTTTCCTGCTAATCCAGACCTAGAACGAATTTGTGCTTCATAGCCTTCTGGAATTTCTACACAAACACCTGTTGATATTAACTTCCAAGCGCCGGGCTCTAATCTATACCCAACTTTATCTAAAGCAGCATATAAATCAAGACCAGATGAATGTTCTGTTGCGTATTTAGGTACGCTAACACAATGGGGCAAAGTTTTAATCTTTACTTGTAGTGACCATCCCATCTTTCTTCTTCCTTCCTCTTTTTTTAGGTTCTTCAAAAAGATTTCTTTGTTCTATAACCTTTGGCAAGTCTTTTATTATTTCTTCTGCTATAAGATTTTCAATAGCATTTCTGTTAGCTACGACTTGCTTTGATGGTCTTCCTCTTTTTGGCTTGACATCTTCTTTTGTTAAAGTCCATGTTGCCGTAAGAGTAATAGGTTCTTTGTCTATTGTGGGTTTAATCGGTTTTTGTTTTTCTTCAACCTTTTCTTTAGGTTTTAATTCTTCTAGCCTTTTCTTTAAGAGAAACAAATCTTTTTGATGTTTCTCTATATACGGAGAACCGCCAAACTCCGCAATACCACTTAAGATATGTTCTAATGCGTACAGTTCACCATATCTATGTGTTAAATACATTGCATTTTTCATAGCTCGTTCTCTTGTGTCACCCCTAGATACAACAAGCCCTGTAAATAACTCTATACAAAGCCATTTTTCATAGTCCATAGCTTGTGGATTAGGGTTCTTTATAACAAGACATTCTATATTGAAAAGTGATAGTTTAGACCCATCAACCTCAATATATCTATCTTCTGTCCAAAAATAGTAATGGTTAGACATTAGAACTTCTTCTTTGATTTTTCTACTTCAGAACACATTTGAGTAAATACTGGAAGAGCCTGTTCTACGACAGCATCAATATAGGTTCTAGCTTCATTTATAAGTCTTTTCTTGGCTTCGTCAATGTCTTCGTCACCGTCTATTGATGCTTTCATTGAAACCTCTATGTTGTATGAATTGAAGTTTAGAACAGGCTTTACGCTTTCCGTGTGTGTAATTTCAATAATCTTCATTTCAATCTCCTGTTTTCAATAGTGTTAAACAACCTTTATGAAGACTTGCCTATATATGGTATATCCTTGTCCATCAGGGTAAACAGCAAGTCCATCTCTATCTGGTGAATAACCTTTTTTAATGAGCTTCTTGGCCTTTTTATTGAAAGCCTTACAGCTAGTGCATTCAACAACAACCATACCTTTAATTCTTTCAGTATTTTTTTCTCTAAACATTACAATACTCCTTCTACTTTGCTATGATAATTCCACTCTTTGCAACTCTTATAGCCTTGGCATTATCTTCAATCTTTTCCTTAATGTATACAAGGGCATCACCAGGCTTGTAGGTCTTCATAATGGGTTCGTTTGTGGTAGGGTTCATCATTTCAGTAGGAACTGCTATGATTTCCAAATCCTTAAAAACCTCATCATCAGCAAACATAGTTACATTCTGTTGCATAACCAAGTACATTTCTCTCATCTTCAGAAGTGCTTGAAGTTGCTGGTCGGCAGAGGGTGCTTGGGGCTGGGGGTTAGTGTTGTTCTTGTTCGGAAAATCCTGAATATTGGTTTCGTTTACCATTAGCTTTCTCCTTAATGTTTTCTGATTTGGACAACTTGTTTTTTTCTCTTCTCAATTTTTTCTGCTTACGTTTGGTTTTACTTTTTGCCATAATTATACGGATTCACCTCCATTCATAGTATAAAACAAATACATAATAAAATTTAATCTTCCAATGCTTCAAACTTATCTTCTCTTTCAACCTTCTTAAAGGGTAACTTCTCAAGACTATCTATCTTAAACCCCGCAGCACCCTTATGACCACCTCCACCATATTTTTCACATATTTTAGAACAATCTATTTTATCTTTAACAGAAAATACACTAAAATTCCATTTTTCACCGTCCCAAACAAAAATAACTAATATGTCATAGTCCTTTTTATTGATTGAATTGAACACCAAGCTACCTGTTCTAGCAGTATTACAACAATAGGCACTATATCCGTCTAGTGTGGCCTCAAAACCAAAGGATTCTAGGTAATCTGAATTGAATTTATCCCTATAGGCTTTAGCTATGTAGCCTTTATCTATGATTTCGTCAATAAGTTCTGGCTGTTCTATCCATTTTTCCCAATTCTCTGATGTGGGGTCGGTATCATATAGCATTAATCCGCACATAAATGCCTCTGTTTCCTCTTCTCCGTATGCTTCCATATCCCACACATCAAATCTTCCAACTCTGTGTATTATTTCGGGTAAAACATCTTCCTTAAAGCAATATTCCCAAGTAAGTTCACAACCAGACCTTCCAACTTCTCTGATACCTTCTAGTTCTTCAACTGGTGTGCCTTCTGTTTTCTCAATAGCGGACTGATGATGGTCTATCCACACTATATTTTTAGTGATTTTCATTAACTTTTCCCAATCACCATCTTTCTGTAAGGAAAAGTCAACTATAAACACCTTATCCTTCTTTTTTATTTCCTCAAAAGGGAATTCGTGGTTATAGTTTATTGGATGAAAGACTGGTTCTTCGGCTAAATACAAATCTAATATGGCCGCACTTGACCTTCCATCATCATCCGTGTGGAAAAAGATATGTGTAGACATTTACCCTCCTAATTAGAGTGAATCCATTATTTTGCTATCTTTATCTTCTCTTATGTTAGCGGAATCGGTTGGGATAAATTTAGCAACCTCACCCAAAAACTTCAAATTAAAGGTCTGCTGTGAAGGACCAAACCTATTCTTAATCAATGACATTCTACAAATACCATTTGCCCATTCGTCTTCAGTAGCACCCATAGTTATTCCCACATCTACAACTCTTAAAATTGAAAACGCATCTGAAATATCCTTATGGGTCAATATCGCCTTTTCGTGTGAAGCTCTGCCAGTCTGATGTGCTGTCCATATAGGAAGATTTATTTGACTTGCCAATTTCTTTAACTGTGTTGTCATTTTCTTATATGACAAGTCTTCCCTATCAGCTCTAGGCAGTTTCATTTCTCCAATGTAGTCTATGATTATTACATCAAAATGATAACCCCTACCAGTCAAGTCTTTATAGATATTGTAAATTTCCGCTGCTGTTAATTCTCCTGGCAAATACTCTCTGATAATCATTTTAGCTTTTGTAGCTTCTTTTACTTCTTGCAACTTTTTCATAAGGTCTTCTTCAACAAAACTTACCATATTGTTAAAGGTATACATAAAGCACTTATCTAACTGATACATAAGGAAATTTTCGGATAGTTCGCAAGAAATGAATAGAACATTCTTTTTATTTTGTATGCAACCCAAAGCGAAGTTAAGCAACATAGTGCTTTTACCTCTACCTGTTGGAGCTACGATTATTCCAACTTCCTTTTTACCAAGACCACCATTCAGAGGACCGTCAACAGGGAAAGTGGTAGGAACAACACCTTCTCTACCCATATTCTTTGCCATTCTTTTATGCTTTGCTATGTCTTCAAAATAGTCAATACCAACATAGCTTTTATCATAATCTTTTGAAAATACATCATTAAGTTTTCCATACAAATCTTGCCAATCACATTTACCAGCACTTATGGTATCTATGTAATTGTTTATTGTCAATAAGAAATTTGCCTGCTTACAGAAATCATATATTTCATCAATAACTAGCTGTTCGTCTGAATTGTTTGTGTTTTTTATTATGCCGTAAAATGCTGATACTTCTTCATCTGAAAATTTACCAGTCTTTGCTACAAATCCAGAAAGGCTTTCATACGATACTTTGATGTATTTTTCTTGGAATATCTTCTTTATGAGATACCAAGCGGTCTGGCATATTGGCACAGTAAAATATTTTGGTTCAATTATTGCCACTAGATTTCTTAAGTTATCCTCACTGGCTAGGGCTACCGAAATGATTTTTTCTTGAAATTGCCTTGTGTATTTGAATTCCATAATCTACCTCCTACACAAGACAAAACAAACATACAAAAAAATAGTGTTATTCAGACACATATCAAACCTCTATTCAATAGACTGTTCAGGTGTTGAATCGGTATAAGGATTTTCCTGTGTATAGACCCAATTAATATTATATCCATATTTAGGTTTCATAAACAACCTTTTTTGCCTCATAACCATAATGTTCCAATCTAGATAGAAGGGAACATTTTCAATCTTTAATGCAAGGTAAGTTATGATTGGTGCTACTATTGGATGACAGGTTGCTTGTTCAAACAAATCAAATTCATTTGTGGCTAAAAGAATTCTCAAATGTGATATGACAGAAAATGAATCAGCTTCTTGAACCAACCCGTGTAATACTTCAACAGCTTTAGTAAGTTTAGATTTTGACCCAGAACAAGTATTTACATAGTTGATAATGCTGTCTGCCTTTTTAATAAGCGATTCTACTATGTATTTGCTACTAGAAATCGGTGCTTGAGAAGTATTTACCATAAGTTGAGAAGGTGCTAATTCGTCTTTTTCTTCACCTAAATTGAGATTTTGAATACCCATAAACTTTGTTTTATTCTGCATATTTTACTCCTGTTTGTTCTTTAATGTATTCTTTCTGTACCTTGTCGTATATATACTTAAAACAAATAACTTCTGGTTTTTTTGTAAAGTCCCATTGTTCTGTTGTTAATTCATTGGAAACAAAAGAGATATTAACTATATCATTACCGACACATATATCAGGATGCTTTTTAGAAATTATCTGATAAATGCCATCACAATTTTTTATATTTGTCATAAAGTATGTGGATTTCATTCCTCTTCCTTCATTTCTCTTATTGGTGTCTTGCCATCTAGAACAACATCAACAGTATAGTCTCTTGGGTTAGTTCTTAAAAGTTCATTTTCCCCATTTTTCAGAGAAGTAAATTTCTCAATAATTTGTTTTTCTTTATTCTTTAGCTTTTCTGTGAGAGATTTCCATGATAATGCTTCTATATCACAATAACAAGTATAAGAATTTTTATCGGGTTCATATTGTTTCTTTTCTTCGTTAAATCTAAAAGTTGAACCGAAGCATCTCATACCAGTCTCCTTACATAGAATGTTTGTAATCGTTGTTGGTTGTTTTATTCTAACCCACATTGTAGCACCAACTTTAAACCTAAACCACCCTCCAACTGTGATAATTGTATGTCTAACAGTAATACTCAAATCTGGATTAATCATCTTGTCCTCCAAAATATTCAAGATAAATTTCCCTTACTTTATAGGCAGTTTCATGCAATTCTTCTATTGGACATATTGCATACGCCTCATAAGACACAGATACCGAATCGTAAAAACTATTCATCGCCTCATCAAGAGTTAGTCCATAAGCAAGTTCCCCTAGTTCTTTAGAAATAACAGTAAAATACTTCCCATCCTCTTCAATAGATATAACTATCGGTTTCTTTGCTTTCTTGAATCCAGGTATTTCTGTTATTTCTTTTGTGGTAACGGTCATTTCCTACTCCTTATCCTTTGTATCATTTTGTTTTCGGAAGTCCGTTCCAATAACATATTCCAGCTTAACTTTAGGGTCAGTCATTTTATATTCACCATTTGAACTGAACACTACCACATTGTATTTGTTTTTAGGAATACTTGTAGCTAGTTCATTTGTTGTAGTGAAGTATGATGAAATGCTCTTGATTAGATTTGCAATAACGGTTTCCACGGCCTCCTCCAGCTTTTCCCAGTTTTTTCTTACTAGGTTACAATCATACTGCATTTTAACAAAACTACCATCGCTACCATAAGTTGACCTATTATGAAAATTAGGATTCTCCCACTCTGCATTAAAAAGCCTTTGACGAAATGTTTTAGGAATACATTTATTTAAATCTACATAATACACTACACAAGGAAAATCAAGCGGAAGTATTAACTCTATACGGGCCTCACAACTTTCATTTTTCCTTGCCTCACCATCATAAGAATAAATAACATTGAACTTAACCTCGTATTGCTTCATTTCTGCTTCACTCATTTTTTGCTCCTTCTAGGAAGTTGTTTTTTCCCACAAACCGGACATTTACTACCAGCACTTACCAAAGCCCTATCACAACCCCAACAGAAATATTGCCCTTTTCTCGGCTTTCTTGATGAAATTCTGTTAGGTTTTTTTAATTTCATGAGCACCACAGCCTTTACACGAACAGTCTTCGTCTTTTCTAACATTACCACAATACGCACATACATATTTACAGATAATTGGTTCTGGCGGTTCATACCAATCGTAATAAGAATGACATGAAGAAACACAATTAGTTCCTTTAAACCCTCCTCCACACAGAGTAGAAGTTCCATAAACACCAGCATCAGTTTCTACATATCTTCTAATTGTTTTGCAACCTTCAAAAATACCCATTTTAATTTACCTCCGCAATAGAAGTGTTACCATTACGCTTTACAATTATGTTTGATATATTTGGCAATGTTTTTAATAGTTCCTGTGCTTCTTGTCTGTGAGATATGATAAACATTTCTGGAATCTTAAGGTTTTGTAACAACGACATAACAAGGTAAATTCTGTTTTGGTCAAGTCCATCAAACAATTCATCAGCAATAAAGAAACCAATATTATTCTTTGAGGTTTTCTGTGCTATCTCTTGTATAGTGGTCGCAATAGCTATATCAAAACATCTTCTCTGACCCGTGCTTAAAGTTCTCAAGTTGTAAGTGTTGCAGATAATGTCTAGCTTCTTGTCTGAAAAATCAAACTTAATATCTATGTTCTCTTGCAGAAGGTTGGACATTAGCTTTGAAATACCTTCACTTATATGTGGTAGCAACCTAGCTATGGCATTTACTCTTGCTTGAGAACTAGGCTGAACACCCTGCTTGATGATAGTATAGGCGTAGTAATTACCTTTAACAACTTCTAGTTTTTCCTTCAGCTCAATGTTCTTCTTCTTTTTGTTTTCAAGTTCCTCTATAAATTTGTCAACATTAGGTATCTGCTTTATCTTCCCATCTATTTCTTCTATTGATTTTGACAACTCCTTGCCTTCAATAGTAATGGTGTTTAGAGTTGTCTTATACCCCCACAACTCACTCTTAATTTTATCAAGTAGCTTCTGTTCCTTCTCTTTTTGTTCTATCAGTTTTGTGAGTTTTTCTTTTTCTTTTTGTTCTAAAACAAGCAAAGAAGCTTCGTCATAATCAGGTTTTACAGAAAAGCTTTTCAACAACTCTTCATTATTTTTTTGTTCTGAAATTATTTCAGTTATTTGCTTTCTACCTTCTCTTGTTTCAAGTGCAATAGCTGTTCCGCTTTGATTTTCTCTAGTAAAATCTTGCCCTGTATTTGTTAATTTTGAATATGCTACTGCCTTTTCATCTTCGGCTTGTGCTATATTCTTTTTAAGTTCATCTATGGTGAATTCTTGTGTTGACACACTCCTTAAACTTCTTATGATGTGAGTACCAAAAATATCCTTATTACAATGAGGACATTTGAAAGCCAAATCTTCATACTTCTTGAACTCTTTGTCTTGCATATCATAAGCTAATGCTAGACCCTTAAGGTGTTCTAATGCTTGCTGTTTTTCATCATAAGCAGTTTGGTTCTTCTCTAATTCTTTCTTCAGCTTGTCTAGATTCTTTTCATATTTAGCAAATGCCTTATCTAATGTTTTTAATTTTTCTTCGTTTTCTGTAAGTTTAGAAGATAGTTCTAGCTTTCTTTTCTCTACCGATTCCCTTTGACTTAAAGATTT